CAGAAATAATGGTAATTTTGAATCGAACATATACATCAAAACAAGTATGAATATAAACCATACCAACCAATATTTTGATACTCCTGAAATTTGCTTACCTTTATTCTCAAATTTAATGTCCATTCTTGACCTCTCCTATTTTACACCAGTATCAAGCAGGATAAGCCATGTTTATTTTAATAAATCTATTAGGCCTAACCATCATAAATTTAATATGGCTTATCCTGCAATGATTCTGACTTATATTTTAATTTTTCCTTTTCCGATATTCCAACATGCCTCTCTCATAGCACATCGTGAACATCTTTTGTAATCTGCTGATTTGCAATCATTTGGTCTGCTAACCATTTTATGTTCGTTTAGAACTCTGTTGTAATAATACATTATCTGTTCTGCCCTATCTTGAAATGGAGCAATTAATTCTGAATCAAAGTCATATACTTCAATTTTGAAGTCTTGTGTGTTTTTATCTTCTGAAAGAACAAAGCCCTTTTTAATACCAGTCAAAAACATATACCATTGGCATTGCTTATAAGCTGATGGATGCTTTGTCATTTTCTGAAATTGAAATGTATTTACAGATTTGATTTCACCTATCATTTTTCCTTTGTAAAATTCAGGTATCGAACAAATAATGTCAGGAGTAAAACTGATTTTATATTCTTCATTGAACTGAGTAACATCAAGGTCGTCTGCCGTAGAATATCCAGCACGAATAAATAATCTCTGCCACTTTTCATGGATAGCATTACCTTGCTCAAATATTCTTTTTAAACCTACTTCAATCTGTTCACCCTGAAGCTGTTTGTAAATTAAACTTAATACTTGTTGTCTGATACAAAAGTCTTTTTCACCAGCAATTAATGCCGATGCATGAAGTCCTACTCTTTCCTGAGTCTCTGCTCCTCTTGTCATTACCTGTTTTATAAACCTTGTTTCTTCCTCAATATTTCTTTCAAGATAAAAAGTAGCATTAAGGATTTTTTCAAGCTGAGCAGATTCTGATGTTTGTATTTTTGTGCCGTTCTTCTTTGCTGCCTTTTTGATTTCTCCTATCAAGCCATTACTCATAATCTTTTACCCCACTTATTGTTACCACTTTTTTTATACCTGCATTTCGTATCATTCTTTCACAAATGGGGCATGGTTCGCAAGGATATATTTCTTGGGTATATCCAGAAAAAGGAATTGGCTCAATACCTGCAATATACATTGTCGAACCAATCATATCTTTTCTTGCAGCTGATAACATGGCATTCTGTTCTGCATGAACACTGTGACAATCTGAATAATCGCCAGAATTATGTGGCTTATTCATTCTTCCACATTTTCCTACATCACAACAATTTTTTTCTCCCCTTGGATTTCCATTATAACCTGTTGCAATAATTTCATCATTCTTGACAATTACACAACCATACTTTCTTTTTAAGCAAGTACTTCTTTCAGAAACAGCATTTGCAATCTGCAAATAATATTCATCTTTACTTAATCTGCTCATTGCTTTTCTCCTTCGGTTCAAAATATAAGCAGCCATCATTCATCATTGTTGGCCTATTTGTATTTTTACAATATCCAATGTACTTTTCTGCATTTTTATATGCATCATTTCTTGTCGATGTCGATACAGGTCTTTTGTTATCAAAGCATTTGCAATTCTTACACTTTTCCATCACTCGTCGTCCTCCTCATAAAATTCTTTTGGAACTCTTTTACCATACTTTTCAGCTCTCTGTTTCATAATCTCTTTGCGAATTGTAGGAACATCATCAAAGCTTACAAATCCCCTTTCAAAAATTAAAGGTATTTCACATTCTCCTTGTGGATTGCTTATTTTTGATTTCACAACTTTGCATTTCATTATCAAACCGATTTTTTCTGTTGTTGCAGAATTATGAGGATTTTTATTTGGTATTTCAATCCATGCTTTTCTTGCAACCTGTATTCTCAAAGAACATGCATGCTTGAGCTTTCTACCTCCAGGAGTATCTGTCTTTTCTCCAAACAACATTGCATTCATCTTATCACGAACCTGATTTATAAAAATCAATGTTGTACCAGTTATCTCGATTATTTCCTCAACCGTCGGCAAATACTTGTTCATCAATCTGGCCGTACCACCGATTCTTTGTTCCTCAATTGAATCTCTCTCTGCCGATTTCAAAACTTTTTCCGCATCATCTTTTGGAACCATACTTGGTACTGAATCAATTCCAATAAGTGGAATGCCAGCCTTGGCAAACTTTATTGTTTTATTAAATGCATCTTCGCCGTACTTTGCACGATAGATTAACATTTGTTTTGGCCTATTACCAAATATCCTTGCTCTGTCTGCATCAAACGTGCCTTCAATTGGTATATCTAAACACATACTATGCAATCCACACAAATGATATAACAGTGTTGTTTTTCCCGATGATTCGGGACCAAATATTTCTACCACTCTGCCTTCTGGCATACCTCCTCCGATGATAGCATCTAAATCTTCAATGCCTGTTGACCATCTGTTTATTTTCAGATTTGCATGTTTACTACCAATCGAATAAATGGAACCTTCACCCTCTTTTTTGTTAATCTCGTTGCAGAGTTTTATTATTTCTGCTTTATTGGTTTTCGCCATATTTTCCTCCTTAAATTACTTAGATAAACTGGACGAACTAACGTCCAGTATCTATTTCATTTTGAATCAATTCTGACATTATCATTATATCACATTTTCTGAAAAATGTCAATTAATAAAAGCATATTATTTCATCTATTTGCTTGTGCATATAATGCAGAATTATATTTTTTTATTCTGCTAATATATGTCTTTTTATTGAACTCAAGTGCACCTGATTCTAACAATATATTTATTACCCTTGATGTCACCACTCTTGATTTGCACCTGTCATAAAAATCATCGTACGAAATAAATACACCGTTCTTTTTTCTTTCTTCAAAAATATATTGAGCTGCCTTTTCTCCTACACCCAATATATCTGATAAACCTTGCTGGATTGCATTTTCCCCTTCAATCTTTCTGAGCCTTGTTCTTTCCGAAGAATAATTGACATGTGGCAAGAAAACTATTGAACCATCTTTTACAGCTTTTTCGCAAAATATTCTATATTGCTTATCATCTTTTGCATACTTAATTTTGGAAAACCAATATTCAGTCGGATAATAAACTTTATAAAACATTTCCTCGAATGATATTAATGTATAGCCTACACCATGTCCTTTGTTGAATGAATATGAATCTGTCATTTTTACAAATAAATCTTCGGCTTCTTCTTTTGTAAATCCTTTCTTTTTAGCACCTGTCCAAAACTCCTCCAATAAATTTTGACCAAGTCTTTTTTGCTCTGCAGCCTCTTCTGCCTTCTGAGAAGTTGACTTCATCATCTTGATAATTTTATCAGCAGTTGCCCATTCCATTTCACCTATATTTACACAAATTAGCATAATCTGTTCTTGGTAAACAATTGTGCCATAAGTGTCCTGAGTATATTCCCAATATTTACTTGCCCTTGCATCTTCAACATTAGTTTTATTCTCGGCATACATATCTGGCATTTTTAATTGCAATGGTCCTGGACGATTCATAGATGAAGCAGCAACCGCATCTTCAAAACAATCGCATTCAATCTTTTTTAGAATCCCCCTTGGTGTTACAGAATCGAACTGGAATATACCATCGCATGTTCCTTCTCTGAATGCTTTCAAAATCTTTTCATCATTTACAACTTCTGAATAATCAACTGTGACACCTGTCGACTTTCTTAAATCTCCTATACTTTCCATTGTTTGCAGGCCGAGAATATCGAACTTAATTACATTGACTTTTTCAATGTCTATCAAATCATAATTTGTGAAATAGTTTCCATCTTTATCGATTCTTACTGCTGTATATTGCGATAAATCTCCACCTGTAATAGCAACACCTGCAGCATGAGTTCCGATGTATCTAACCTTTTTATACAATTTTGTAAAGTGCTTCATTATGTTATCATATTCTGCATTATACATCTTGTATCTATCATCTGACATTAAGCCATCTTTATCAAGTTCCTCGCCTTCAACATATTGTTTAGCAAATGCTTTTATATCTGCAACAATTGATTTATTTCGCTTCTTTTCTGATTCGTCCAAATCTGTTCCGGAAAATCTTAAACCACAAACAGAAGCCAAATCATTTATTGTATTGTCAACTCGATATAAACCGTAAGCACATATTCTTGCCGCATGACCTTCATACTTTTTTATTAGATAATCAATAACTTCTTTTCTTCGTGATGTTTCAAAATCCAAGTCAATATCAGGTATTTTCTTTTTATCCATACGAAGAAAACGTCTGAAGTCCAAGCCAAACATAATTGAATCCACTTCTGTAATTCCTAAAGCATAAGCAACTTCTGAATTACAAACAGAACCTCTTCCTGGTCCAACTATAATTCCTCTTTGTTTTGCCCATCTTACATAATCTTGCACAACCAAAAAGTAGTCAGCAAAACCATGACTTATGATTACCTTTAATTCTTCTTTGCATCTTTCAATATACTCTTTTTTATACAGGCCTTTTTCTTTCAAACCTTTGATAACTTCATTTTTCAGATTTTGTACCGAATCTGAATCCTCAATCTTTGGCATCACCAACTCGAGTTGTTCCATTATATCGGGCTCAACTTTTTCTTCTATCTCTGCTACATTCTTAGCCATTTCTTTTGCCAGCTTAATAGCCTTTTCTTTTCCAAAATCTTTTATATGCATTTTTACAAATCTCTTTTGCATTTCTGTTGGAGCAGGCATATATCTTTCCTCATATGTTCCCCTTACCCATGCTTCATCATGCTTTGAAATTTCATGCATTTTCAAATACGAATCAAAATCCTCTTTTCTACCTCTATGCGAGTCAGAAGTCAAAATACATTTTATACCAAGCTTCTTTGCTAACTTTATTGATTCTACATTGATATGCTCTTGCACACCTTCATCGGATATTTTGTATGGCTGAATCTCTACATAAAAATCATCTTCAAAAATATCCTGCATTTTTCTCAAAAACTTTTCTGCTTTTTCATACTCATTTTTTATAATGCACTGAGCTAAAAATCCAGCCACACAAGCAGACGAACAAATCAATCCTTCGTGATATTTTTCCAGCATTGAAAAATCCCATATTGGGTTATAATACTTTTGCTTTTCTCCTAAGAATTGTATGGTGTTCATGTTCTTATAGCCAGTTGCATTCTTTGCCACCAAAATCAAATGGTAGCCCCTCGTCTGAGATTTATATTTAGGGAGAAAGTAGCCCTCTACTCCAAGCACTGGCTTAATGCCTGCTTCTTTGCATGCGAAATAATGCTGAACCAATCCATTTGTATTTCCATGATTGGTTATACCTAAGGCAGTATATCCTATTTCTTTTGCTAAAGCAGCTAGTTCTTTTGGATTTCCAAACCCATCGAATATTGAAAAATTATCATGCCTATGCAAATCAAACATCTTTTTTCACATCTCTTTCATACAAATGCAATGAACCTGCAATATGTGTATATGAGCCAAGCTCTATGCCGAGTTTCATACTCAGTAATATCTGCAAATTGCAGAATTGAAAAACATCATATGGAAAACCAAGCCATATATCATTTGACCTCATGTAGGTTGTCATATACAACTTATTTTCTCGAATGAAAAATTGTAAACAAACCGTGCAATTTACATCTTTGCTTTCTGAATTATCAGGTGCTTTTATATGGATAACAGCCTGCCTCGTCTCTGGCTTTTCTTTCAGCAAATTATAAATATAATCTAACTGATTAAAGCCATATTTATGCTGAATACAATAACCATAATTTGAGTTTACTGTTTTACCATCATCTGACATTCTGTCCCAGTTGTTTGTGTATTTCTGAATTTCTGAAAGATTATTGTTGCCAGACAAGTACCAAAGAAATTCTCCCATTGCATATCTCATAGACAACTTGCGTATATCTGACTTGCAGATATTTCTTGTTGGGTCTGAGATAACTGTTATTGCATTTATAATTTCGCCGTGCACTTCTCCGTCTCTTGATTCTTGTGAATCACTCATACGAACAAGTTTATCGTACCACCAATCGAAAGCTTGTGTAGCAGTATCACATTCACATACCATATTGATATACATTTTATTTTCCTCCACACACTGGAATATTATATATATTTACCCACTTTTCAAGCTCATCATTCATCAATTTACCTATCACTTTATTTGTGTGATTCTCGATAAATGAATTTTTATATTTTACACATACTTCAGGGTGCATAATTAATTCATATATTTTGAAAGCAGCCTCTTCCACATTTTTGACATATCCATAATATGTTTCCTCAAATATTTCTGCATATCCATATTTTTTTGGAACAATACAAGGATTGCCAGCAGCAGCACAATCAACTGTTGACATTGACCACATTCCTGCTGAATTAAAAAATGTATTCAAATGACCGCAGATTTTATTTGACCTCAAAAACTTTCTATATTCCTCTTGCGATTCCAAATGTATCTCTTTAAAATATTCCTTATCAAACTTGAAACTCTTACCGCTTGGATTTGTAAAATATATTGTTGGCATTGGCTTGCCTTCTTTTCCTAAGTACTTTTCTAATATGTCGCATATTTGACATAAAGATTTATAAGCATCAGCATAGTAGGGGTCAGAACTGAGCCTGTGATTGTAAATAAATGCTGCAGATGAATCTACCTTATTAACCGGATAAATATCGCCAGCAAAAGACGGCTGAGCTTTAACAAAATGTATTCTACTCAAATCTGATGTACCAACATAATGATTATTTACCATTTCGGCTACATAGTTTGAATTAACGAAACAACAATCAGCTGCTGCCATTCCTTCTACCTGCCTCAATGATATTTCTGGCATATTTTTGAATGCCAACCAATGGTTATAGCAGACAACTGGGATATTCGTAAAAATCTTCCTTAAAGGAATAACCTTTGTCGGTTCGTTTGTAAATACAATGTCAAAATTCATTTTTCTAATATCAATAAAATAATCGATATTAAAATGCATTCTTTCAAGCATTGCATTTGTAAACTCATGTGTTTCATCGAACACCAAATCAAAATTATTTTTTACCTCTTTATCTATGAGGCAGTTTCCGGGTGCAAATTCAAATGCAACGGTTATTTTATTTTTTTCTGTCAAATCGGTTCCTATTAAGTTTCTGAGAACTGACATATTGCTATCTTTATTCAATAAAACTTTTCCGTCCATCGACTTGCTGCTTATCTGCGGTATCCACAAAATTTTCATAAATATTGACCAACCTTTCTTTTATACTTTTCTTTGTTTGTATTGAACTTAATGTATCTATCGCAACCTTTGCAGAAAGGATATAAAATATTTTCATTTTCTATACCTTCCAAATTATCTATTGAATATTTTCCGTCCCAATCTTCCCCATTATCATTTATTGCTCTGCAACAAGGATATTCTTTTCCACTTTCATCTATCACCCTGTGCTCTCTCTTTACCCAGCAACTGCTGAACTCCGGTCTGCCTTCTGACATTAATTTGCATAATTTCTGAATTTCCTCGGGAGGTTCTTCTCCTAAAACTTTATATTCCAGTCTTTTATACATTTCAGATGTTATCATTGCATCATCATGCGTATGCACAGGGAAAAATCTGATAGGAACATCAAGCTGCTTTGCCAAGTTATAGATATTTGGAACATCAAGATAATTTCTATTTGATACTGTGCAATTTGCCTTGACCTTTAACTTGAATCTTTCAATATTGTGAATTACATACATCAAACCATTTTCAATTGGTCTGCGAACATAATTATATACTTCTTCTGTTGAGCCATCTAAGCTTACTTGTATGCATTCTGCATTCTGCAAAAATTCTTCCATAGCAGGTGTCAAATTATAATTCATATTTGTAAACACCTGATAACGTATATTATTTTTTACGAGCAATTCAGTCAAGGCTTTTAATTCTGAATACTCAAGTGGGTCGCCGCCTGAAAATGTGAAATTAGCTTCTTTGTACTTATTTATTTTTTCAAATAAAACTTCAAAAGGAATTTCTTTCTTTTCCCATGTGTATTTCCTACACATAAAGCATCTTTCATTACACTTCGTTGTCAATTGTACCTGTACACTTTGCATGCTCTATTTCCTCCTTACAATCAAGATAATAAGCATAAATTTTTTCAACAAGATTATCAATATCAAAATAAGTGCATTCAAGAAAAACCTTGTCAATTTTTTCCTTTACAAAATTTTGCATTGTATCAAACATGCACTCATGTTTTGATAATTCTTTTCCATGTTCTGCCGATGATTTTTTTATGTCAGTTGACTTCATTCCAACATATACCAGATGTGGTATTTTAGCCGCCTCAGCAAGAGCACAATTAAAATCATTAATTGCATATTTTATTGGGTACCCTCTGTCAATCATTCCATAGACACACTCTGATGTAAACATTCTGTCAAATATTACATTGCAATCTGTTTTCTGACACAGGCCTATAAGAGCCATTTGCGACCTTACATTTCCCTCTCTTGATTTCTTTTCGACACCAAGTTCTTTGTAAATTGGAAAACCGAGCTTTTTTGATAAAGCATTGCATAAAGTTGTTTTTCCTATACGGTCAATGCCTTCAACTATTATAACCATTTTTCCCTCCAGAAATAAGGAACCTGAGGAGTACACCACATACTCCTCGTTCCCGATTTTGTTACATCTTATCTTCTATTCGCTTTCGCACTGTCACTATCTTATCAGCAATTGCTTGCACAATTTCATCGGCAGAAAATCCTGAAAATATTGTTATGTTCATTAAGACAATAAAGCAATCTGCAAGTTCCATGAGCTTCTCGTCCTTTTCAAACTTTGCATTGCGAAAATTCTTCCAACGCTTATCTGAATCAAGCAGTTCGCCAATCTCTGACATTAATTGCAAAATATGATATGACATCAATTTTGTATCATCGGTTGGCAAATCTTTTTGCTCATATACAAATCCCTCATACAAGCCTGTGGACATTATTAAATCCTGATTTTTCATCTGCATTTTAAACAGTGTACTAAAAGCAGTTTCATTTGGAACAATCATTTTATTCCAATCAGAAAGGGACCTCTTCTGTGTCGAGCCATTTTGCGATTCACTCATCATCTTCCCACTCCTCTTCGTCGTCCTCATCATCTTCCGACCAATCTTCCTGAGCAGCATCATATTCCTCAAGCAGGTTGATGTAGTACTTCGCTGGCTTCTTTGGAACAACTTCAATGTCTCTATCTTTGCAGAGCTTGAAAAGTTCCTTAGGCGTCATTTCTGAATAGTCCTGCTCGGCTTCATCATCGTCCTCCCAGTCTGCATCATCTTCTTCAGGCTCAGCCTTGGCTTTTGCCCTTGTATTGCCTCCCTTTGTTGACTTAGATTTCTTTGCAGGTCTTTCGTCCTCATCTTCGTCCTCGTCGTCGTCCTCGTCGTCGTCTGAATCATCAGCAGGAAATGCCTTATCAAGCATTTTAAGTATTGCCTTTTCTGAGAAAGGTTTTGCCTTTTCATTTCTGAATTTGTTTTTGTCCATAGGAACCACAGAGAATGTTTTGTTCTGCTGCTTACCTGTCACAGTTATTACAAAATCTCTGTCAGTTAATGTTCCATATGTTTCATACATTGCCATAAGAGCAGGTATTGGTGAACAGTTATTTACTGCAAACATGAACAGTTTAACTTCCTTTGATTCATAATCATATACCGACCATACATACTGACTTCTGGTTCTTAAATCATCATCTTCGCAATATGCACAGTTTCTGCCGAACAGTTCCTGACAAGGAACATTTATACCTCTTTCAAAACTGTCATGGAACTTTACTTCCATGCCCTCGTCCATGTCATTGAGGAAACGTACACGGACCTTTTGACCTTCTCTGAAATAGATAAACTTGCCTTTGTTGCTGCCTGATTTAGCAACATCTGATTTGATTTTATCGAGTAAACCCATTTTTTACTTCTCCTTTAAGCTTTTTATAGTTTTATTATACATCTTGTCAAATGATTCTTTTGTCATTTCTCCTGGGTCCTTTATTCCTTTAAGGTATCGAAAACGAACAACCTTAAAAAATCCTTTCAAGTATTCTGTTCCCCTTTTGCCACAAGAATCATTGTCAAGTGCGCTGACTATGGTTTTTATTCCTTTATCTTTTAACTTCTGAATCTGCTGAGTAGTCATTTTCCAGCCGAGAATAGCCACCACATTTGTTTCTCCAAATTGAATGAATTTCAATCTGTCCATATAGCCTTCAACTACGAAAACATAATCTTTGCTACCGTAATCTCCTACCAACGTAGTAGCCCTTGAAAAGCCTGTATTATAAAGATACTTTCTTTTCTTTTCTATCTCAGCCAGCATTGTCCTGCACACCCAGCCCTTAAACTCTCCATTGTCAAGCATAGGAAATATCAAACCATAACTTTTATTGTATGTTATCTTGGCTTTACACTTCTTTAAAACATAAGATTTAAAGCCTCGTTTATTCATATATGCTTTGGCTTCTACGACCTCTTGTTCTTCTGAATATCTCCAGTCTACTGTTTTCAATCCATAGTAATAATCACATGCTTCGTTATACAAATCAGCCTTTGCTAATTTCTGTTGTTTATGATTCACTTTAAGCTTGATATTACTGCACTTTTTTGATTTCAGTATTTTGTGATATTTCGATAAAGCCTGTAGGTCATTCAAGCCATTATATTTCTGTTCCATCAGGGAGACAAATCTTTGTGCATTTCCAGATAAATTACAACCAAAGCAATACCATGAACCATCTTGATAATTTACAATCATGCTTGGGTTAACATCTTCATGGAATGGACAAACAATTTTGTCTGTCCCTGATTGAACACTTGGTATCAGGTTATAATACCATAAAACTTTTGCAAGCTTTTCACCTTCTGAAATTACTTTTTCTTTTCCACTTTCACTGTGTAGTACCTGCTTTTTTTCTCGGCTGTGTAGCATCCTTCGACATCCTTTTCAGAAAGTTTGGCGGTTAAAAAAAGCTGGTCAATTTTCTTTGTATCAACTGTCTTTGTCACCTTTAAAAAACTCTTGAATTTCTTTGGACTTACACCGCATGATTTCAGATACTCGATTAAGCCAGCCATATCCTGTACTTCGTAGGACTTATTGATAAATTCTTGGCAATATTCCTTACCCAATTTATCCTCAAGCTTATCAGCATCAAAATTGACCACAGTATGCTGAACCTTGTTTACTGTACAAATTGCAGGCGAAGAAAAATCATCTGTGGCAAAAATTTCTTTTGTTTCAGACTTATCTACGAAATATTCATCTGCTTGTGCATAGAATTTTTCCCTTCTTTTATCAAAAGCGATTTTCTGCTCTTTGAAATTTTTGCCTATCAGATAAAAGTCAATTACAGACTGTTTCCATGCCTCGTACTCTTTGTCTGCTTTGCCATCATTCTTCATTGTCGTTCATTCCCTTCAGCATGCGATATACACCCTTAGGCCAACGAGCACCTGTCTTAACCCATATAACATTCTCGAAAGGAATGACATACTGTGCACCGTAAGAAGTTTCAACCTGAAGCTTTCTGTTCTTGGTTGACTTCTTGACAACCTTGGCAGATTTTGCTTTATTATCTGAAAGCTTAAATGCAACAATTGTTCCAATCTTGATATTTTCGATGTATGACATCTTCTGCTCAACACTTACCTTGCTGATTGGTGTTTCTTCCTTTGTTTCAATCTCTGCAGGTATTGCATTGTCAATTACCTTTTCTTCTGTAGCACTCTCTGCTTCGTTTGTGTTTGCATTCTTGCTCTCTGCTCCTGTAATTGCTTCAATAAGCTGAGCCTTTGTCATGTCCCATCTGCCCTTGATGCCAAGGTCCTTTGCAACCTCTCTGAGTTCCTTAACTGTAAACTTTTCAACATTTGCCATAATAATGACCTCCATTAATCTTAATATTTTATATCCCTTTCGGGAATGGCAATGGTACTTATTTATCGATGCGACCATCATACATCTTGTCTAAGCACTTATTCGGGTTTTACAAATTCGCAAGCTATCATTGGCAGATATACAAACTCATATTTTTCTTTAGCCATGTCGTAGTATCTAAACGACCAACCTGTAAACTCTTCATCTGCTGACTTTATGAGTTCCACCCTGAAGTTCTTTTCTTCATTTGTGTAATGCATTTCTGTTTCTGATTTAAGGGTTGTTTTATATCCCTTCACTCTTGCCTTTGCAATTCCCTTTACACATACAACTCCGATATCGAATAAACCAAGGTTATTGATTTCTTCGTGTGTAAGCTTCTTTAATGTCTCATTTTTTACCTTTGCAGCCATAATATTTCCTCCTTGAAACTTTGAATCTCAAATGGATTATGGAAACTATTGCTCCCATTCACTCCGTTGGTTCTTCGTTCTACTCTGAGATGCGGAAGCCATTTGATTGATTCGGTTTTGATTTATCTTATGTATTAATTATATCACGTAAATTTGTGTTTGTCAATAGGTTTTTGAAAATTTTTTGAAAAAATTTTTTGGTGATTCAGGGGAGGGATTGCCTCCCCATATTGTATAATTATAATGTTACATAAATTGTGCCTATACTGCTCTTCTTTACAACAGTATTATAAAAACCATACTCTTCATTGTAAATTACTGTCAGTTCATCACCTGTCGAAAGTCCTACACGGTAAACATCATTTTCATCTATCTTGAATATGAATCCAAGCGCCTCCATGCTTTTCAGCTCTCGCTCTGAATACATTTCAGTATCTACCATTGCATTTTTCTGTGTTGCCTTTTTTAAAACTTTCATTTTCTTTTCCTCCTCTGAGAACTTAAACCTTTCGGTTTGTGTGGTTTGTTTTATCTTGATTACATTATACCACATAATTTTTCATTTGTCAATAGGTTTTTGAAAATTTTATTTTTTAATTATTTGGCCTTCCTTGCAATTCAGATTTTATATTTGCAATCTCTGAATCAATTTGCTGAAGTCTATACTTCATTACAGGTATTTCTTCAGCAAACTGATTATGCCTTGCAACTTCTTTTGTAAGTTCTTCTAACTTTACATTAGTAACGGCCTGACTTGTAACAATTTGCTCTTGCATTTTTCTGTTAATAGAAATATTAGAAATTATTGTAGTTGCTATCGAACCACAAAAACCAATTACTGCCACTATGATTGTTGCTAAAGAAGCTTCCATTGTTACACCTCCATTAGTCCATAAGTTCGTCGGGGTCTACTCCAACGTTCTCAATATGAGACGGATAGCTGATGTTGTTATCTGCATCCAATCTTGAATTTGAACCAGATTTATTTTCCGATTTGCAATCTGAACTTGGCCTTTCCTCCAAAAGCTCCTGCAAATATCTTCTATGCATCTTTTCTTCTGATGCAATATCTTTTAAAATTTTTCTTGCCTTTTCTGTAGGTGCAATCTTTGCTAACTCCAAATATTCATCTTTGTCACTCGCTTCTGCTTCAACCCTCTTTTGTAATTCCTCATAAAAATCCATGCGAAACACCTCCATTACTTCATTTCTATTTCATTGGTAAAATATTGCTTGAGTTTTGAAATATCAGCCGCATTAAAACTCAATGTCTTTTCTTCTGGTGAAACAAATTTAATTGGTGGAATTTTTACAACCAACTCTCCACATTCATTTACTGCCTGTCTTAAAGCATCAATTAACATTTCAATTTCAAAAGTATCATTTTCTACATGCAACATATCTGCAATAAATCCAGATTTTGAAAAATCAGAAATTACTTTTTCGTATGCTTTTGAATTTGAATCAACCGTTATAGTAAATGTCCTGAGTAACAACTTTGTAAAAGTATCATCGACACAAGGAATTATTTCTGTATTTAAATATTTCACAAAGCCTCTAAGTAATTGTTCTGCATTTATTTTCTTCATTCTCTTTTCTCCTTAATAATTTGTACCCCTGCCGGCATTTAAGCCAGCAGAGGAAATTTGTTTATCAACCATTACTTGAAGTAGTAGACTGTGTGGTTTCAGTCTGAGGTGGCTGAGGTGGGAAAAATGGTGAAAAAGGAACATAAGGACCGTAAGGAGCATAAGGATATGGTGGAAGTGGAGGAGCCGGCTGAACATTAGCTCTGCCCCAACCAGGAGCAACATTTTCATTTGGCACAAACTCTCTTGTAAGACGGTCAAAACGACGATTGAGGTCTGCTGTCTGACCTGCAACAGCATTGAGATTAGCACTCATAGAAGCATTGAAGCCAACCTGTTCTGTGAACTGCTTTTGCACACCTTCAAACTTTGCTGCGGTATCAAGCTGTCCTCTAAGATAACTGTTTTCAATCTTCTGGTCCATTGATTCTCTGATAAGTCCCATCTCATAACGAGTAACAGGTCTATCCTCGGGAGAACCATTAATTGAACCGCCTCCACCTCCAAGCATTTTTCCGATAAGACTTGCACCTCCATCAAGCAGACCAAGGCCAGTACCTACGGCTCCAAGAGTGACACCAAGATTTCCCTTTGCGTTTGATGAGTATTCCATATAGAAATACCTCCTTTAAAATATATTTGATAAAGCCATTAAGGCTATATCATCATGTATTAGGTGAAATGTATTGGCCATTAGATGTTACAACCAATTGACCATCAGTTGTAAACATAGCACTTGTTGTATCAGATGAATGATTTAAAGTCACTGCTTTTACTTTACATTTTAAAGCCGTCAATGTACCATTTGTTATGCTTATAGTTGGACTTATAAAAATACCTTGAATACCAGGAGTAGCCCTTTCAAAACTAAAACAAAATGTATGACTATTTTTGAAAGTTGTTCCATCTCCTACATTTTGTGGCCAAAATATATTTACAGGGTAATCTTCTTCGCTTGAACCTCCAAAAGCTTCCACATTGAAATTTAACATGGCAGTCATTGGTCCATTTTCATTGTCCAATTCTATTTCTGAATCAAATTGCAAAAACACTAAGCACTTTTGCACCTTTCGATATATTGGTATATTTATTAATTGTGTAGCTATTGTATTTGTATCTTCAGCTTCCGTAAAAAAATCAACATCCTCAAGTAATTGAACCTCTCCACCTAACCCATTTGGTGGAACCAAATATACATCGTCGTTTTCATCTTCATAAACAAAACCGCTTGATATATTTTTGTATGGAGCTTTCAGTTTGTTGGCAACTTCAACTTGTAAAGCAGATAAATCTCCTTCAATTATTGTTTGCTCCATAACATCAACCAAAGTTTGCAATCTGGTAAGATATGTATTATACGAACCTTCTGCTAATCCATAATAATAATTACAAAGCTCATTTACCTGATTATAAAAATCATTTGTATCTATCTGATTAACAATTGCACCGACAGCTCCACAAACATTTTTATCCCATCTGGTATCTGTTATATCTGAATTAAGTATTGCAGTTTTTCCTGCCGATACATTTATTGTTGCCAATTGAATTTCATTTGGTGAAAGTGTCGGTGGAACTGGTGATGCAGAAGTTTCACCTTCAACTATTGCCAATCCAATTGCTCTGTCATTATGGTTAAGTCTAACAACTACCGAATCTATTCTTGAGTTAGTAGGATGCGAAGCGGACAAACTTAACACTTTAGCTTCGGTTGTTTGGTACCAATATCCTTTTATATATGCTCTGCCTGAAAGGACTGTAACCGACATATTGGCGGCTGGAGAAGTTGATGCAACAAGCAATTCTTGTTCTTTACCAGCAAAAACACCATTACTTATAAACGATGAAAAATAATCTGCAAAAGAATCAGCATTATACACTCTATCATAAGTTCCATTGACATATACGGCATCAAAAAATCCACTTTTTTCTGGCATCTTTAAACCTCCTTACTTCATTCTTTTGTATAAGCTTGGTAAACTATTACCAAACGTTACCGATAAATCTACACCTTTATCTGCAGAAATTATCAGCTCAGCCTTTGTCAATAAAGAATCGGTGGTGACTCCCAAATCTGAATCAAATATTGTTACCTTATCGCCGACTTTAAAGTCCTCACCAAAACTCATTCTCGATAAATTCAACTTTGTACTAAAGCTTTCCACAATATCATTTTCAGAAAGTTTAGTCAAGCCTCTTTGCTCCAATGTATTTTCATATTCTTGCTCTGTCATTCCTGATTCAGTTTGCAAATCTCTTGCATCCACAAATAACTCTCGCCTATTGAAGCCAGTCAATTCAGGATTTTTGTTCACCTCAATCATTGTTCTTTGTTCACCTTCTCTGGCTTCACCAGCCACATAAGCCATAGTACAATATCCCTGTTTATTTATATAATATTCGTCAGTCAATATATCCTCAGTTTCATTACTAAAGATTATAGGAGGCAATATGTTCTGATTTATTGTTTTATCGACATATGATTTTGAAGTAAACACAAATGCCGATTGAGCTAAATCAATTGTAACATTAAATCCACAATTATGACTAATGGCTAAATCGTTACAAAAGTCATAAAGATTTTTACCTGTAATTTGTGTTGTTATAATTGGCCCAGCCTGTTCATCACTTGAGCTAATAAATCCATAAATTTTTCTTTCAGAAATTACTGGATTTATTATATGCTTATCAACCAAATTATACATAATTGTTGTTACATTAGTATTTTTAAAAATCTCGATGCTTGAAATAGCTCTGTATGATAATATACATTCTAAAGTTCGTCCTTTAGCAATAATACTTATAGAACCATTCTCATTTTTTACATAATTTACAATTTCTATAAGCCCACTAATTCCATATTGAGTATCGCATATTAGCCTTCCAACTTTCAAAATATCAACATTATCTTCTGTCATTAATGCTTGTATTTGAAACTTGTAAAATTCTGAAAAAGCAACACCCCAAACTGCTGAATTATAATTTTCAAATTCTGCTATTGGAATTATTCCATTTTGATATTCGCAAATTATAAATCTTGGAGGAACTAAAAGCATTGTTGCACCTCCATATAAGCCGATGTATATTTTACATCAATTTGTAAATTATCCTCTCCATTTATAGCTTCATACTCGAATGAATTAGCACCCTTCCTACAAACAAGCCATGTACTATTGAGTGTTTTATACATGAAGTAATTTGTAAAAGTTGCTTCTCCATCAATCGAACCTATAATACTCTTTTTTCCCAGTTCTGTGTTTATCTTTATTACTTCCCCATCGGCCATTGTTTTATTTATTTCAAAAAATTCGCCAGTTAAAATGTTAATTATTTTTGGATTTTCTACTGTTCCACCAGTAGCCATAATAATTATTTCCATTCCAACTTCTACATCTCCCAAATTTGATATAATAGCCGTCTTTGTGTCTTTGTTCTTTTTTCCAAAGACTATACCTCTTTGTTTATGTAAAGCCGGTGGAACCTCGTTATGTAAATCTTCACGAAGTATAAGTGGAAAATGAAACATTGGTCGAAAACCGGCAATTATTTCATTCGTTGCTTCTTTTTCCAAAAACAATGGATAATGGGCAATAGCTTCTACTTTAAAATTGCAAACAACTTCATTGTTTGTTCTTTCCTCGGCTGTATATCGTATCGAACGTTCAAGCCTAAAATCAATAGTATAATTCTTATATTTTGCAGTAAAGGTTTCAATTGGATTGAAGAACTTATTTAAAAATACTTTTCTTTCGGTCATTTGCAATTCTGAATCAGCAATAATATTTCCAACAATTTCAATTTCTCTTTCAGAAACTTTTTGGTATGAAACTGTAGAACCTATTTGATTTAAAAACCTATTAGTAGTATAATCAATTGGTACTTCTCCAAAATTTACCCTTTCCAAAATATAGTCCTCAGTTGTAAGCTTATCCATTGTAAATTCACTTTGCTGAGTATTATTAACTATTGTGATTTCTTCAATCATACAAACACCTCCTTACACATAATATCCCTCGGCCAAATCTCTTTCGGCTTTTTCAATTTGCCTTTTAGCTTCATATTCATCAATTGGCTTTGGACTATAAAAATTATACGTATTTCCACCACCTCGATATTCACTTTTGGCTTCTGGAATTGTTTGTAAGATTTCGTTTTGCTTCTCCATAACCGAATTAACAGATATAAGCATGCTTTTTGAAATTTCATGATAAGCAGACATTAAACTCATTAATGGTGTAATATCTACAAGCATATTTTCTGTTATTCCTTTGGCAATTTGCTTTATCCACCCCAGATTTTTTTCCAATGGAATTACAGCTTCCGAACCATTACCTTCAAGCAATCCGACTTGTCCTTTTTTCAATATACCACCTTTTTCAAGTCGTGGTAAATTTACATAATTTATTGCCAAGCCAAACCAATCGCCATTAGGAAGTTCAAACCCCCATCTGTTAAGGAAGTCAATAGCCCTATTTAAACTATCCTCAATTCTTCCCATAAACCAGTTCATTCCATTTCTTGCCTTATCTGATACAGTTTCCCAAACACCCTCAAAGAATCCACCAATTCCGTTGAATACATTTTTTATTTCATTGAAGCCTCTTGTAAAAGTATCTCTAAAGAAACTTGAAACATCCCAGAAAACTCCTTTAACATTTCCCCATAACCAACTGAAATGGTCTGCTATATCTTTGAATACATAAGTGGCACAATTAAAACCTTCTGTAAAGGTGTCCCAGAAAAACTTTCCAACATTACTGAACACCTGTTGTATTTTATTCCAAATGCCAGCAAAGAAGTCTGAAGCGGCATTGAAAATATTTTTGATTGATTCCCAACCGCTATTAAAAGTTGTTTCAAAGAAAATAGAAACAGGTTCAAAAATCTGTTTTATACCTTCCCATACATCTCTGAAAAACATATTTACAGCATTCCAAATTTCTTTTATCTTTTCCCATGCATTTCTGAAAAATTCAGATAATGTTTCGGGAACCTTGACAAATACATTTTTTATGAAATTCCATATATTTTCAAAGTAAGGACTAACTTCATCCCATGTCAGTTTTATTCCTTTCCATGTTTCAGAAAAAGCAGTCTTTATATTATCAAGCAAATTTGAAAACTTGTCTGCTGTTTTTGAGAAAAAGCTTGTTATATTTTCCCATGTTTCCAAAAAAGCATTTTTTATATTGCCAAATAACTCTGAAAGTTTATCTGCTGTCTTTGAGAAAAAATCTGTTATGCTTTTACATGTTTCAGAAAAAGTGGTTTTCATATCACCAAGCAATTTTGAAAACTTATCTATTATTTTTGAGAAAAAGCCCGTTATACTTTCCCATATTTCAATAAATGATTCTTTCGTTTCATTCCATAACTCTTCCCATGAAGTTCCAAACCATCCAAGAAATACATCTGCAATACCTTTTAATGTGTTCAACACATTTTCAAATATTTCTTTTATATTTTCCCATACATTTTCAAACAACTTTTTTATTCCGTTTAATACACCATCCCAATCTCCGCTAAACACAGAAATAAAAATATCCAATGCATCAAGTATTAAATCAAAAGCTGTTTTTAGTATTGTAATAATCTGGGCAAATGTACCTTCAAAAACTGGAGCTAAAAACTCACAGAATTTATTCCAAATTACTTTTATCTTTTCGATAAGTGGTTCTGTTTTATTCTTCAACTCTTCAATTTTGTCAACAAAACTTTGGATAAATTCAGAAAAAACATTTTTCAACTTTTCCCATAAAGCTAATATATTCTCTCTAAACTCTTCGTTGTTTTTCCAAAGGTTTACAAATGCTGCAATTAATACACCTATAACAGCCACAACTGCTAATACAGGGGCAGAAATACCAGTTATTGCAGGAATTAATTTTGTGGTTATATTTGTAGCAAGTTTGGTATAAATTGTTATTGTACTACTAACCTTTGAAATTAAAGTACCGATAACAATTAACAAAGGACCTATCGCAGCCGCAACCAATCCAATTTTTACAACCAGTTCCTGTTGCTCTTTTGATAATTTTGATAACCATTCTGCAAAAGCTTGTATTTTTTCAACAATTCTTTTAATTACAGGCATCAATATATTACCAATCTGAATTGCTAAACCTTCAAGCTGAGATTTCAGAATGGTCAACTGTCCACTTAAATTATCTATCATGGTATCTGCCATTTGCTTTGCTTTTCCATCGGCATTATCTATGGCATTAGCCAAATTATTATAATCATCTTCGGAAGCAGTTACAATGGCTAACATACCAGATAAAGCCTCTTGTCCAAATATCGTTGCAGCATTTTGAGCTTGCATTGAATCTGTTAAACCTACCAATGTTTCTCTACCTAATTGTTGAGCAAGAGCATCATACTCTTCCATTGACAAAGTTCTTTCTTCATTCAACTCAATTCCTAATCTGGCTGAAGCAACTTCTTTCAACTCTGCTTCTGACATTGCTTCGAGGATATACATACCCTCACTTAATTCTGTTTTGTACTTCTTTTCTGATTCAGTTAAACTATCCCAGCCGTCCATTAAATGTCCCATTTTTTCAGGGGTTTGTGCCATTCGATAATTCAATGCAACTTGTTCTTCAGTCAGTGGATTTAGCTTTTCTCTGAGCATATCCATTACTTCACTTAAACTCTTCATCGAACCATCTTCATTTATCATGGTAATTCCGAGTTCGTCCATTGCACTTTGAATAGCATCTGTTGGCTTAATCATTCTTGTTATGGCTGTTCTTAAAGTGGTACCTGCTTGACTTGCTTTAATTCCTGAATTTGCCATTAAGCCTAAAGCAGTGGCTGTATCTTCAACAGAATATCCCATTGTTCCAGCAAGAGGAGCCACATACTTAAATGACTCACCTAACATAGAAACATTAGTATTTGCCGAACTTGAAGCAGTTGCAAGAACATCTGCAAAATGACCTGCATCTTCTGCCTTTAAACCAAAAGCAGTAAGTGCATCGGTTACAATATCTGAGGTGGTAGCCAAATCCAAACCATCTGCTGCTGCCAAATCCATAATGCCTGCAATACCATTGAGCATTGATTCTGTGTCCCATCCTGCCATTGCCATATATTGAAAAGCTTCGGCCGATTCAGTAGCAGAAAACTTTGTTGAGGCACCCATCTCTTTTGCCTTTTCATTCAATCTTGATAAATCTTCGCCAGTAGCTCCTGATATAGCAGAAACTTTACTCATGGCTGATTCAAAATTTGCTGCCGTTTTAACAGAAGCTGTACCAACTCCTATAATTGGCGTAGTAATTGTTGCTGTAAGCTTTGTTCCTACCGAAGTAAGTTTACTTCCAATAGAATCAAGCTTACCTGTAATCGTTGTAGATGTGGCTCCTGCTTGGTCTTGTGCATTCCTTAAACCATTCAGAAAACCACTTATATCAAGGTCTAAATAGCCGACAGCAGAACCTACATCAATAGCCATCAGCAAAACCTCCTTTCAATCAAGATAGTACATCGTTGTAATAATCACTAAAACTCTTGTAATTTTCTTTCAATTTTATCCTGTTAAAATTCGGTGTTTCTCCATTTTTTATTCTCGATTTTATGTATGCACATACCTCGTCAAAACAAAAAGCAGTATATTCGTCTGAATCTATAAAAGAACTGGGCCGACATTTATAATGTTCTGCCAGCCCAATAAAATTAATTATACTTTTATTCTTCACGAAAGGACTGCAATCCTTGAACTCCTCTTTGCGAATAATTAAAAATTGCAATAAGCTGTTCATCGGTCAACTGAATACCTGCATTTTTTATTTCTTCAAATGTTGGAGAAACTAAAGAAGCCTCTGCTATAATATTCATCACATCATACATTTTGCTTATACTTTCAGGTTCGGCTGTCGAAGCCTTACTTTTGCCTTCAAATAATTCTGAAGCAGTATTAAGCAATGTATTTGGTATCTTTCCTGTTTTCATAAGAACAAGTAATGATGGCCTACGAAGAACTACTATAAGCGGCTGGCCTTCTGAGAAGTCTGGTAATCTTACAATATTACCTTTAGCATACTCATTCAGCTGGGTGGGTGTAGTGATATCACTTGGAGTAAGTGGTTGTTTGTAGTCAACCTTTGTAACAAACTCTACTTTTTCAGAATTAAGATTTGCCTGATTAACAATTGCATCTATCTGTTCATCGGTAAAACAACCATATGATTTTAAATTATCTCTTGTTAATTCCATTTTTTTATTTTCCTTTCGTTTTAAGTTTAATTTATGATGCAGTTGCAGTAATTACAATTGCACCTGTTACAGATGGAATACTGATGGTATTACCGGTAACAGCCGTTGTAGAAATATTTGTTCCTCCCATTGTTACCGTAATTGAACCGAGAGTTCCCGATGTAGCAGTAAGAGTTGCATTAAACGGAATACCCTCTGTAATCGATGTACCAGTAAATGAAGAAGTTGCATTTGTAAGATTCTGCGTAACAGAATATGTAGACAGCTCTCTAAGCTCTGGGAGCTCATCAACATATGTAATTGAATATGGTGCCTGTCCCTTCTTTGGAGCCGAATCAATTACATACTCAGGAGCCCTGAATACATCATCTTCTGAGGAAAATACAATTGGCTGACCTGTGCAGTTTGGATATGATATTTTTTCATAGTTTACAATATCGCCAGAAGCATCATACTGTGCCGAATAGCAATTCAAAGTAAATGGTGTAAGCTCTTCCTTTGAACCTATAACTGGAGGTGTATATCCATTAAGAGCACCTGTTGCATTGTCATATGTACAAGTTCCTCCCTGCAATGCAAGAACCAAGTCTGGATTGAATACATTATCAGTAAGAGTAATTGTTGTACCAACAATAGTAAACTTTCTCTTTTTCTGGGCTCTTAAAATTCCTTTAACCACCAATCGAACAGCAGCAATTTCTTCTGTTGCCGATTCAACTTGCACACGATTTGATGTATCAAATCCAAATTCATCGCCGTCAATTTCAACTGTGACCAAAGCACAATCAATTGTTGGTATCTCTGCCTTTGATTTTCTCGGTGTAGGCATTTTAGTTCCTCCTTATATTTTCTTATAGTTTTTGTAATCAATACTCACCATATGTGCCTTTATATCTTCATCATAAAAGCTTGGTGTTTGTTGACCTGTGGGAATAAATTGTGGATATATTCCTTTCATTGCACTCTTTACTTCTTGAACATATCCCTCAATTTCACTGTAATTATTTTTTGGAACATAGCAAAATATTGTATAAATATCTACGTCGGTACTACAGTAAGCATGACGAGTAGAACCGGCATATTTTATAGCAATATATTTGTTTTTGCATTCTCCTATCGGTTGTGATGGAGAATAAATATTTAGCTTTTTCGATTTCAAAAAATCATAAAGCTGTTGCCATTGTGATTTGCCCATTATTTCGTCATTCCTTACAACTTTATTTGATTCATTATGCCTTGTAATTCAGTTACAATTTTTGGTGATTCTTTTTGCACTGTTGGACCTATAATTGCAAATTGTTTTTGATGTGCCAGCTCAAGCCAAATTCCATAAGAAACACCATGTGATAATGTTATTCGTATCATGTTTTCATTTGGCTGTGATACAACTGCTCTCAAAGTAGCTTTTGCCATTCCTGTTCTATCAGTCCATGGTCTATTCTTTTGCATTTCAGATTGCAATTTTATTGCTTTAGTTGATGCATACATAAGAATCATTGCACCAAGTTTAACTGACAGTTTATCAAGATTTTGGCTCAAATTACTTTGATTATAATTAAGCTCAAAGGCCAATGTCTTGCACCTCCAAGTTAATATCTGCAATTAAGTTCCATTCTTGAATATTTGCAACTTTTGTCACCAAAAAATTTTTTCCATTTACAATAGCAATATCTCCAGTTCTGAGATTATGCAAATTAACATCATTCCATATGGATAATATTGCTGGTTCTTTTTTTGTTCGATATTGAGTTATTTCGCCAGTTTGTAATGATACATGGGTATTTATTTCATGGTATAAACCACGTATTGAACCAATCGACACTATATTGTTATAATCTTTTTCCCCATAGTCATTTTCAGATGGTCTGTAAAACTCAACATCTACTCCTGAACGCTTTATCTCTCTTTGGATTTTGTATACCTCAAACTTTGTATTTACCAAAATATCAACCTCCCAAAACTCCCGAGTTGAAAGTTTTATAGCGGGAGGCTAATCTTTTGAAATATTTGCTTGTGTCCTCGGTGTTAAGTCCATTGACAGATATTTTAGAATCTTCTGACTTTATTATTAGCATTTCATAAATTGTTGCATTTACATCACCTTGATTTTTTTCAAGATAATATGCAAAATCATCTGCTTCAAAGTAAGGCGATTGTTCCTCTCTGAGTTCCTTTTTTATTCTGTCAATATCTGTCATGTTTTACACCTCACTTCATGCCGTCGATGTATGCCTTTATGATTTCCTTAGCCTCGTTGACATTCTTTGTACCCTCAAGCGAAATGTCATTCTCGGCAGCAAACTGCTTTACTTCGGCCTTTGACCATTGGCTTATCGGCTTCTCAATAAGCGGAACCTCTTCGTGAATTGGTGCCTCCACAGGAATATCTGTATCAACGCTGGCAGCCGCTGTAACATCTTCTGTGTCATTCTTACTTTCAGAACTTACAGTCTCGCTGGCGTAATCGTGGACCAATTTATAACCTTGAGCCTTATATATGCCTTCAAAGGCACCCTTTGTTACCGTAAAGGTATTAATACCATTTGTAATGTTAACCAATATTTACACCTCCATTATGCTTCTGTATCAAGAATGTAAATATTGTTTGCCTGCTCGAATGAAGGCAGACAAATCTGAGAAACGATTGTTTCTACATTTACAGGGTCAGCCTTCTTTACAGTTGTTACTGCAACACCCATATCGGTAATTGATACATTGGCTACTCCAGAGGACATAAGGTCACTCTCGGCAGGTGTTGTACCAAACCAAGTATTACCAAGGTTGCCATCAGGGAACATAACAAATGTATTTGAAGGCATGAACTTGAGTGTATTACCGTTCTCGTCCATGTATCTCTTGTCATTGATAACAACTGAAATACCAACTTCATCGAGAATGTACTGCTGAAGTCTCTTGTCTGAAATAGAACCGACACCATTTGAAAGAACAAATATTTTCTTCTGAATATTTACATTGTTACGGATATTTCTCCAAGTAACGCCGTCGCACATTGCTCTTGTGATTGTTGTACCTGTTTCATCTTGAATAAGCTGTTTTGCAACCCTTATATCTTCAATTGGATCTGCAGTTGATGTTGAGGACCATGAAGTTGCAACAGTAGACTTATGTGAATTTGGAACCTGATAATCGTAAGTAAATGCCTGACCATTTGAAGCCATTGAAATGGTACCTGTTGTAAGTGCCATCATACGCATACGCTCACGTGATGCACGAGCAGCTCTGAGCAGATTCATTTCATCATCAAATATACGATTCATAACAGAATCAATATATGCCTGATTACCTGTTTCAATAACCATATTGAGCTCTTGTCTCAACTCTTCATCGATGTATGTCGATTCTTTGAAATATGGCATTTCAGCTGAAAGCTTTTCAAAACCAATACGAGGTCTCGGAATTGCATGCACATCAAATGCTGAAACTTTAAGAACAATAGGAAGTCCTCTTGAACCCTTAAGCCACTTAAGTGAAAGTCCAAGTTTCTTCTGATTCGGGAAAAGTTCCTCACAAGGGTAAGGAGCCTCGTCCTGAGAAAGTGTCTCCCAGTAAGCTGTAATTTCCTGTGAAGTAACAAGGTCAAAAATTGTCATGTTTTTATTTCTCCTTTCTTTATGCCTTTACGAAAGTAACAGAACCGATTGTGTTTACACCAGGAACAATCTTTGCCTGTGTTGCTGTATCAAGTCTATTGATATTTACAACACCAAAGTAAAGTGCTGTTCCATTTGCCTTACTTGCTGTTACATCAACATCATGAAGAAGAACAGCATTGGCTGTAGCACCTGCATCAGGAGTAGTTACCTTAGTTACCGAGCCGATAGCACCTGTTGAACTTGTCTTTGTAACTGTAGGACCTGTAGTATCTGATACATCTACAACCTTCTGAGTAAAGCCAAGCTTATCTGTTGCACCTTCTACAGCAGCCACGTCATATTTATCTGTGGTAACCATCTTCAAAAGTGAAGTAATCTGAGCAGCTGCATTAGCACCTGCAAATTTCTTATTTGCCACATCTTCGGTTGCAGCACATGTATAATCTACACCTTCAATTGTAATCTTTTCATCAGCAGCAAAAGCTGTTGTAATCTGAACTGTAAATACACCGAGTGTAGGACCTACAGAAGCTGAAACATCTGCCTGAAGATTTGAAAAATCAACCACAATAGGTGTTCCTGCTTTAGCAATCTTTTTGCCATTTGCATCTGCCTCAGCAACAAGACTCTGAGGAACAATACAGCCGACAGATGCCTGCAAATCAACGTTAGCAAGAATCTGTGTACCGCTACCATAACTCTGTACCTTTACACCATCTCTGTTAAGCATTTATTATTTCCTCCTTATTATTTTGACCAATAACTGGTCTTTGTTTTAGTGCCCTTTCTTTGGGCTGCCAGTCGAGCACCAATTCCCTGCGGCTTTGTGCCATCATTATTACCCTTATTTCCTTGCGAACCCTTCAGCGAAGAACCAGTACCCTTTGGCTTATTTTCATCATCTTTGTTAAACCATACAGGGTACTTTGTCTTAAATTCTGAAAGAACCGACTTGATATCTCTGTCGTCTGACTTTGAAAGTGCAAGTGTCACTGCATCTTCAACGAACTGTGGCTTAATGCCGAGCATCATTGCCTCTGCTTTTGCCTCTGCAATCTTTGCTCTTTCCTCTGCCTCTTTTACAGCATTATCAGCAGCAATCTGCTTTTCAGCTTCCTTCTGGGCATCAGTCTTTTGACTTTCAAGATAAGCCTTGAGGGACTCAATCTGCTTTGTATCTTTAGGATTGATTCCGAGTTCATTATACACAGCATTTCTTCCTTGGTTCTTTTCTTTGGCCATCATACGATTGACTTGCTCTTGTGAAAACATTTTTTCCTTCTTGTCGCCCTCTCCTGAGCCAGAAGAATTGTTATCGCCTTCGTTATTCTTTGAGTTGTTTGTGTCGTCTGAATTATTCTGTGTTCCCTCATTGCTGTCGTTTGAACCATTTTTATCATCATCGGGATTTTTTCCATCTTCTGCAAAGAATTGCATAGGAATTTTAAACATTGACTTTTCCATTTTTACTTCTCCTTTTCTTCCATGTTTTTCTCATGGTAGTAAATTTTTTGTGTTTGCTTATCATAGGTGAAATACCCAGAAAGCCTTTTACGTGTTTCAAGAATAGCCGAACTTAATTTTTTTCGACTATCTTTGTACTTTTCTTCAGCTTTATTGATAAGCTCCAATTTCTTATCGAGCCCCTGACTATTTGCGTTAAATGAACTTCTATACGCCGCTAGTGATTCTTGTACGTCTTTCAGATAATGCATATCATTAATTCTGATTAACAGAATAGGATATAAAGCATCACACTCAGGACATACAAAACACTGCAATAATAAATCTTGGTTGTCGATTTTTATATTGGTTGTTTTTATATCAACAGGCGAATAAAGAAATGTATTTTCACATTTATCGCATATCATTTGCCTTGCTTTTATTGACGATTGTTTCATCATTATTGTCACCTACAATTTCATAAGTTACAAAATGCACAATCTCTCCTGTGCTTATCTGATTTCCAGAAAGCTCTTTAAGGAGTGTATTCCTGACTTTCCTCAGGTGGATTTGCATTTTCTTCATTTTACCTGATTGTTTTCCACTTTTACCCATGCTATTCAAAAGCATTTGATTTCTTATCATTTTGTTGCAATCAGTCAATAATTTCTGAGAAAATTTATTGTCTGCCTGAACAAAATTTCGTGCTCTACACACTGGGCAATCGTAATATTTTAACTCTATTGTTTGCCCATTAAAATTTGCATGCTCTGTTTTTACATTTATTGGACTTTCCTTCTGTGATACTTTACATTTATGACATTCAAATGTTATGTACATTTTTCTTCTCCTTTTCAGATGTACTAAACAAAAATAACGAGCACAAATCATTTCTCATGAATTGCACTCGTTATCTGCACGACTTTTTAATTTACTGTGTGAAATGGACAGCCATTTCCATTTATTATCTCATTTGGTTTGCTATCGTACATTTCACATTTTGAAGTATTTCCAAGAATTTCCGAATCATCGAAACGTAAAATACAATCTTTACAAATCAAATCAGAATTTCGTATTGGTCTTGTCGCCTTTTGCTCACTTTTAATTCTTTTTTCAAATTCTGAATCTTTTGACATTTTACTTCCTCTTTTCAACTTAAATCTCACATAATTAATTCTCCTTTGTTTATCTTAAACACTACAAGAATATATAATATACCCTTTAATATATTATATCATACTTATATTTATTTGTCAATAGATAAATATATATTTTATTATTTTAATTATTTTCTTTTTTAGGTATTACATCAAGATATACTCTGTGTGCTGAGCTCTGGTGTCCATCTGATTTTTCAATAAGCAAACACTTTACTTTCATTCCATGGTCAAGCAAAGTTTCACCTTCGCTTGTTCCATATTGACTTATTCTCATTACACTTTGAGCCGATGTACCTTCTGGTAATCGCATAACAACTTCAACAGAACCAGAGAAACCTCTGTTCCATAATGAACTTGTACTTGTAAAGCCTGCATATTCACCAATTGCTCCTTGAAACATTGCATTTAATTCTTCCGATGTTTTTCCATATAAACTTGATTCGTTTGAACTAAAATCGCCAGTCATAAATAAACCAGCCAAATCTCCCAAGTCTGTTCCTCTACGAACATAAAGGTCTTTGTCAAGTTTCATCTTTTCCAAACCTGAACTCATTTCTGCAATTAACTTTTCTAAATCTGCATCAGGTTTATCAATCTTGCCAGCAGCTTTATCTCTCAAATATCCATTAATTGTTCGATAAGCACTACCTGTATATTTATGCAGAGCTTTTTCTTCTTCTGTACTTAGCAATTTTCTCTTTGCATCTTCTATTGCTAAAATTTCTGATTCATTGTTCTTTTTAACCATGCTTATCCAACTTGATGTGTCGATAATGTTGGTAGTATTTGCATTTGAAATTGCACTAGCAAGTACTTTAGCCTCTTCAACTGTTTTATATTTATACTTGACTTTTTCAACTTTTTTAGCATAAAAATCTTCAATTGACATGCCGAGCTTTTCAGCCTCTTTTTGCATTTTATTTATATCTTTGAAAGTAGCATTAAAATACCATGTTTCATAATTTGGTATATTTTCGCCCGCTTTATAACCATAAGGACCAAGATACTTATTCTGCCAATATGTAAATTCAGCAACCTTAACTTTCTTTTCTTCCTTTTTAGGTTGAGTTTGCACTTGAACTTTTTGCTGATTAAGCATATTGGTACCAACACCTGCTAAATTAGCATCAAAATATTGTTTCAGCTTTTGATATGGATGTGGGTCACCCCAACTTGTTCCCATAGATGCAAGAATTTCTGATGCTTGGTCAAATGAAACTTTATAGGACCAATCTTCAAATTTTGTTGGCATATTATTTGGACTAAAACCATATGGCAATAAATATTTGTTTTGCAAATCGGTAAACTTTGGTGCTTCAAACTTACTTGAATCATATCCAAATTGCTTTGCAAATTCATCAATTTCAGGATATGTTCCATCATCTGAATTAAACCAATTTACCAGTTGCTTTGTCATATCATCTACCACATTTGGTTCCATTACACACATTCCATTTGGATGGTCAAGTGGTAATTCGTCTTTTTTGAAATGTTGTCCGTCTCTCATTTTACATATCTCACACACTCTTGAGCCATTTGCATTCCAAATATAATCAGTTATAAAAGGATTTTTTTCACATACAGCAGTAAATGCTTGCTGATAACTATGCTGAACTAAAGTTCTTGCCAATCTCTGAGCATTATAATCAACTTGTCTTGGATATATTTTTCTACCATCTTTGTCTGTCAAATTCCATTGTTTAGCAGCTCCTGGCTTAACGTATTTTTCAAGTTGTTTAGCTATATCATAAATCGGTGTCTGCTTAGCTACACCTCCAGCAACTATCCTATAAAGGTCTTGCATGGTTTGTTCATTATCTCCCCAAATTCTTTTCGATAAGCTCCAACCTGAATCATATACTTGACCAGTTGCAATTGACCTTACCACACTATCGGGAACATAACTAAATGCAGCATTCAATCCATCTTTTGGAAAGCCAAACTTTTCAAGCCATTTTGTATTATCTGCAATTACCGCATCAGATACAAGATACATACTTTGCTTAAGTCCTTTATACACCTCATTACTTACTTGATGTGAAGTCTCGGTTAATTGAGCCATAAGTTCTTCATAATACCTTGCTGATAAAGGAGCAGATGCTGTTGTTTTATTCTTGTAATATTCTGCCATCTTAGCAATATCTTTTGCCCAATCGTCATATAACTTTGCTATTTGTTTTTTCTGAGATTCTGTAATTGAATCCCTTACTTTTTCAGCATTTTTATAAATTAATGGATTGTTTGCCATTACAGAACCTCCTTTCTAATTAATTCGCCAGTTCAAGCTGGTTCAATTTTATTTTTCAGATATAAGAATTATTGATTATATATCAAACAACGAACCAGCTTGATTTTGATTATCACTGGGATAAGGTAACGAATCTGTGTTACCTACAAATGTACTATCTTCAAGCAATTGTCTTTCAAGAGCCATTTGTTTAAGTTCTTCATCGACTTCAGCATCTGTCAAACCTCGCCATTTTTTCATGTAAGTCTTTTTCGACATAAGCTTAGCATCAACTTCTGAAATGTCAATTGATTTTTCCTCTATCTCGTCTTCGGGAAGTGGCAAATTTTGTTCAACTTTAATTTCATAGTCAATAGGCGAAAGTGGTTCTGAAATATAATCAACTATGCAATTTGGATAAGTGTAAGAACCTTTTATAATAATATCAATTACCTGCTTAAGCTTAGGTCCCCACATCTTCATCTTTTCTTTACACCTTACAATCAAAGGCCAATAAATTGCTTTAAGGGCTTTTCCTGATGTAATTGCACCTTGCAAACTTTCAAGGGTTATGTTTGGAACATCTACTGCCTCATAAGCTGTTGTTTTGATTCTATCAAGAGTAGTTTTAAGACTGTTGGAATAATTCATATTATTTTCAAGAATACCAACTTTAGTATTTGCATTGTCAAGATTCTGGTCTGTTTGCAAATCCCAAAAAGAACCTGCAGAAGTGGAAAGTCCCTTTGTCGAATTACTTTCCATATCAATTGCATATTTTATCGGGTTCATTCCCTTTCGCTCCGCATCCATATCTGCACCAGATAGTTTAGAGTACCATTGCTCAAAACCATCAAGAGCAAATATTTCAGATTCTCCTTGAATATCAGCAGTTAAACCATCGTTAATGAAAATGACAGCAGGTATAAAGTCAATATCGAGCTTGGTTCTTTTTGTTACTTCCTCAATCAATGCACCTGAACCTGCATACAATTCCTCTTGCAAATAAACCTTTCCATTTTCAAGTGTATATTTCTTTTTGAAGATTTTATTTGCCCTTCCATTTTTTGCCTCTTCTGTAACAATAAAAGCAGCAAATTTGGTAAGTACATTTGGATTTCCTGGTTTTGTCTGATAAACAAATTGAGTTGAATTAAGAAAAGTAATTGTTATACCATCATCTTCGTTGAAATTAACCAGTGCAGCAACTCTTTTTCCAATAAAACAATCCTTAGCAGCTTTAAGCAGAGAATCATCAAAATTATTATCATTGAATACTTTTGTAAGCAACTGATTCAATATATCAATTTGTTCCTTTACTTCGTCTGAAACAGAATCTCTGTCGCCTGTCGATTCTACCTTTAAATCAGGAGTTTCTGCAAATAAAAATCTTGCCTCCTTATTGATTAAGGTATAAACCATTTTGAATTTTAAATCGGCTGGTACATAGTCACCATTAGTACCTTCAGGAATAAAAGGAGCACCTGATTTATATACTTTGTAATAATTACAAATTTGTCCAAGCTCTTCAAGCAATCCTTGAACACTTTCGCCTTCTACTTCTTTGCTTATCAATCCATATGGGATTTTATTATAAGCATATATTTTACCCGAATCCATATTCATAAGAGCCATTTGCATTTGCTCTTCACTGAGTACGTTTATATCTTTAGCCATCTGTTTCACCTCCTTTATTTGTAATACTTAATGCTCAAGTACTAAGAGGTTTTCCATATTGTTAACCCCTTTCATACTTGAACATCAGGACCTGCAGTAAAACTACCAGTACCTTGATTTGTATAAAATACATTATCGGCAATGTCATATAAGCCAACTTCATTATCACTTTTACGGTAACATGGAATAAAGTTTCTTATACAAATGCCGTTCTCCTTTATTATCATTCTTTTAAGTTTGAACGAAAATTTGAAAGTGCTATATCTTTCAGGAATATCAATAAATATTCTTGCACTATATAATGCAACGTCACTTTCAATATCAGTAAATGCCTTAGTATCATCATTACCGTTTATTCCGACTGTGCCATAAATTGTTGAGCAATTATAACAGTATTTTACTGTGTTAAATGCATCATAATTGTATTTGGTTGTTCCAACCAAATCGTTGCTACCATTTACATAAAATCTCGCATAATTACTGTTATTTATTTCAAATGACATATGTTCGTCGCTTATATAATTATAATCAGTTAATATGCAATAACGTTTGTCAAACGTTGATGGTTTTATAATTGCTTCAACCTCTATATCTTTTGCATAGTCACGTTTCCAACCAGTATCAATATACTGTGTTGTACCTATATTCTCGATATACTCAACCTCTTGATATTCAGAAGGTAATTTATCGCCGCCACTGAACTTCTGAGCATATAATGTTGTATAAAAATCAGATGCCTTGCTACAGTTCTTAGCAACCTTCAGTATCTCGTAAAAATTCATTATCTGCCACCTCATATTCAAGGCTTAGTTCTCTCGATATTCGCATAGCTCATTCTCCTTTCTTAATACTCAAAACTTCGGTCTTGTCTACTGCCATAATAGCCAACCATTTTTGTTTCAATAGTTCTTTCAGTTGTATCAACCATAACTACTTCAGCAAACTGACCGCCATTAGCAAAAACAATATAAGTAATGCCGTTGCTTGTATCGCTTGCCTGACGATGAGTATGACCACTGAAACATCCTATCATCTGATTAGCATGTGCCTCAATAACTGACCGAACAGCAGCACCATTCTCGACAGGATTGTCGATACCAGCATTAAGACTATCAAGCAGAGGAACATGACTGAGAATTATTACTTTCTTAGTTGTATTAAAAGCAACATCATTAAGCCATGTTATTTGAGTCTGACTTATAACATGATGTGAGATATCAATATCAGAACTGCTAATTGCTTGCCATGCTATATCACGTGTATTGAGAACAATTACACGAATTTCATCAAAGTCAACGTAATAATAGAAGCCTCTGTATGGTTGATGTATCTGGCAAGTATTTTTAACCTTAGCAATAGTTCTTCCATAAAGTTCATCACCGAGGATAACCTCGTCAAGGTCATTATTTTGTGTTCCCTCTGTTGTATAAAGTATATCATCCTCATGGTTACCAAGTGCATACAGGAATGGACAACATACACCGTCTGTATATCTCTTAATAGCCTCTGTAAGAGAAAGCTGCATTGACTCCTTGGTATCAGCTGAGTAACCATGAACAACGTCTCCGAGGTTACAGATAAAATCAAAACCTATATATTTTGTAAGGTTTTTCAGAGGAGTAATTTTAACATTTGTATCTATGTCATAACCGTGGTTATCTGTTTGCACACCAAATGTAAACTTGGTTCCTTGCAAAGCTTGTATTTCATTGACTTTTGATTTCCAGTTTGGAAGTAATTCATCTTTGTCGATAGTAATAGCATCGCTTGTCTTAAAGATATGTACGTTGCTCAGATAGTCACCAATTGAGAGTGCTGTTGCTTCATCTGTATAATGTGCCGTAATCTTAAACACTCTGCCTTCAACATAAGGTATTTCATACTCAAACGCACCTTCAATCCATCCCCATGAACCAATAGATGTTCCTGTTTTCCAGACAAGATTTACACCAATAGCAGGGTCTAAGTTCTTGATAACGCAATCAGAATCAAGTTCAAACCAGTCTGAGGAACGCACTCTCTTGTTATTTGATACAATTCCACCACTACCATCGTATCCTCCTTGCTGAATTAAATATGGCATCTGTTCAATAGCAAAACCATTTTTAAGAGCAGTTGAATTATCAGCTTGTTCCCCATCTGCATTGTACAGATTTACGACTTTACGCTGAACATAGATGTCTGCTTCAAAAGTTGCAAACATATCTGTTGTAACTGTTCTATCGTCTGAGAAAGATGTGGTAAGACGTATATATTTTTCAGTTCCAACGGTATAAAAACTGCCTTTTATCCATGCACCATTATTGCCTAAGTAGTTATACCTTTCATCATACTTATGTACATAGATTCTATCATTATTACCGTTTCTTATGCCAATTAAATCTCCTGCATTGACATTGAAAAATTCTGTATATGCACGATTGGTTGTGGATGATGGCTGACCAGTTGATGTATCAATTGTACCTACAGCCGACATTGTAATACCTGTGGTAAAAATAGGTTCTGTTGGTACTTCCACTGTAACTATGCTATCTATTGGTGTATCATCTACAGACAAATTTGCACTATTGGCTTTAGATAATACAAAATAACAATTACAATTATCCTTAACGGTGAACTCATTTACCCATCCACTTGTGAAGTACCATTCATCAGAATCTTTATTTGCTCCAATAATTACTACCTTATAATTAGATGTAGCTTTAACCACTGTGCCAACAGGTAACATCAATCCTGTCATACTACGGATTCTGTTTGCAGCCGAACCAGTTGAACCATCTGCTTGCCTTGTACCTTGCTCCCATGCAAGATATGATGTATAAAGCTTTCTTACACCTTCACTGTATTCACCTGCAAGATTCATATTATGCGAAACAACTTCTGCATTGATATCAGAAATTTTTTCTTCTTGTGCTGTACTTGCATCATACAATGATGCCGTTTTGCGTTGTACATAGATATCAGACTCAAATGTTGCAAAGTCAGTCGTTGTAACTGTTCTGTCGTCTGCATAAGAAATTGAAAGCCTAATAAATGCCTCACTACCGACTGTGTAATAACCACCTTTTATCCATGCTCCGTTGTTTCCAAGATAAGCTCTTTCAAAATCATATTTGTGAACATATATCCTGACATCATTTCCGAATTTTGCTCCGATAATGTCGCCACTTCTTACACTAGTAAAATCTGTATAAGCACGATTTGTAGTTGAGCTTGGCTGACCCGTTGTTGTATCAATGACACCAACTGCTGCAACATTTATATCTGTGTAATAAGCACTTGAATCATTCGGAACTACAATTCCAAGAATAGAATCAATATCGACATCACCAATATTAATTGATGTATCGTCGGACTTTGCAATAAGAAGATAACAATTGCAATTGTCCTTCAATGTATATGTTGTAACCCAGCCACTTGTAAAATACCATGTAGTCGATGCTTCATTTGCACCGATAACAGTAATTTTATATCCTGTTGCAGCTGTAAATGTTGTTCCGACAGGGAGTGACAAGCCAACCATACTACGGATTCTGTTTGTTGCAGATGCTGTTGTACCATTTTCATATCTTGTACCCTGCTCCCATGCCAATCCTGATGCAAAAATACTTCTTGTGTTTTTAGCATACTCATTTGCAAAATTCTTACTTGCCGCCGTGGCAGCAGGTGTCACATTAGCAATTTCTGAACTTGTTTCATTTATTGCCCCTACAATACTTGATTTATCGGTTGTATTCAGTTGTGATATATCGCCTACAGAATCTCCTCTGTCCATTGCTCTATCCATCTGAGCACCCGTTCTATCTGAATTGTATGGAACAATTGTAGTACCATCTTCTAAAACAATAACTTGTGGCACATCTATCTCTCCTTTCTTAAAAAAATATATTTTCCATCGCTTGTAACAAAAATCTCATTTTCAGATGTAAATAATACCCGCGATTGCAAATTAACCTTCTTTGAAAAAGCTTTTGCTTTTAATATTTCATAAAAGCTTATTCCACATTGAATGCTTTGGAAACATCTTTGCTTAAGTAATTCATATAAACCTAAATCTTGATTTTTATGCATTATGTTCCCTCGCTTGATTCTCCTTCACCTTGTGACTTCCATTGCCCGCCTGATGTCATAGCATAAAATGCACCTGTTGAAATTACCCAAACTATACTTCCTTGAAATAAAATAAAACCAGGAATACTTGTTGTTGTTATTGATTCAAGTTCCTCTTCTTCATCGACTTGAATATCTGCTATAATAATCTTTTTAGGTGGGAAAGTATTTGTCATTCCAACTTGCTTACAATCTCTCAATGTTACCATATTCCATTTACACCTCCGAAAGTAAACCTGAATATTTGTGTCCTTCAATCTCAATTATTGCTTCAACTGTTTTATTTGTATCAGATTCTTTTACTTCTTGCTTTTGATTTGGTCTGTAGCCATCATCATAGGTAGCACCCTCAATATTTGGAATACCTGAAATAGCATTTACATCAAGAAATGTTCCGGGATTTAATGAGGTTCTTACACAATAATGACAATGACTTCCTGTAGAATGACCTGTACTTCCTTCGACACCAATTACATCAGTGATTTTTACTATGTCACCTACATTACATTTGATTTCAGATAAATGGCCGAAATGGAACATTTTTCCTGTTGCATCTTGAATCACAACATATTGACCAAAGCCTTGATAATGGTTATTTGGATTTTCCCAACCAGCAAATATTACTTTTCCATTTGCAGTTGCATGTATGTCTTTTGAATCAATACCGACTAAATCCAATCCATCATGGGCTGAACCTTTGAAAGCTTGTGATATATAAAATTTTCCTTCATATGGACTATTCATTTTGTTTCATTCCTCCTTATCTATTTCTGGTAAACCTAAGGTTATTGACTTCAAAATAGATACCATTGTAGCAAGTCCTACAGCACTCAGTAGCTGAGGCCATTTAATATCTGATATGAATACCGATGTGCCTATCATACCAAGAGCCGTTTGAGCTGTAGTGTGGCCAGCACGAATCAATGTGGCCTTTATAAATTTCTTAGGCATATTCACCCTTCTTTCAATTCAACGCAGAACACATAATCAAAGTTATATATTCCTATCCATGAACCATTCTTCTTTACTATGACAGACTTACCGTCATAAGCATAGTCGTCCCAATCTTCTGGGTTGTATATTACTGATTCACCACTTCTAAAAGTGATTTCTATTCTTGCATTTTCCATTTTCAATTTAACCTCCTCTTGAATTAAACTCCTTTTCTTTAAGGTCTGCTACCGTCACCATGTCTAATGCATACCAAATAGCAGAAAAGCTATGCGGGTCAATGTTAAATTCATCATACACCACATTACCTTTATTGTCTTTTCGATACGTAAGGTCCTTTAATTCTCTGATTACATTTTTGCATTTAGGGCTTACATATATTCTTCTGAATCTTTTTATTTTTCTTGTATTTGATAATCTTGAACCTGCAAACTTATTTCTACAAGCACGAATAGGAAAACCTAACTGCCTATAATAGCTTATTGCTTTAGGGTCCTCATTATCTGCTACTATCATTTTGTTATAACCTGAATTGTTATACGATAATAGCCTTTGCTTTAAAGCTTGCATTTCCTCAAGGTTTGCCATCTTATCATCGGTTACATGATTGATGTATATCTCGTCCCAAATGTATAATGCTCCATTAGCTATATCTACTGACATGCTTATCACTGCATTGTAACTTTCTTCAAAACCAAAGTCAAAACCAAAGTACTGATTTTCTGGTCCAAGCCTATTTATGATACTCTTAAATTCTTTTGGTTTAGAATATACCATAAGCTGAGGGAGAACTCTTGTACCTGTTGCACCGAACTGTCCCCATCTTGCTACCATGTATAAAGGATAATCATAGTCCTTTATTCCTTCTAATCTTTTTAGATAAGCTTCTGGTAACCATGGATTGTCTGTCGGTGTAGAATGATGATAATATATGCCATTCTTTACTAAGCACTTCTTACTATAAAATTCATCTTCCTTACATATTACTTTTGTTTTACCTTCATTATCTGTTGTAATAAAGAATCTATTGTACACCCAGTTATCTCTCGATACTGGATTGCAAGATAAAATGAAATGCATACTTACATTTGGTGTTCTGATTCTTCCTAATAGTTCTTTATAACCATCATACTTTATTTCAGAACATTCCTCAAGCCATACAATACTTACACCATTCAATGACTTTACTTTAGCAGGCTTATCCATTCCTTTGAATATTATCCTACTTCCATTTGGAAACTTTACTTGCATTGGTGATTTCTGAGCCAATACTTTAGTCCTTTTCCTTTTGTATTCGTAAGGGTCCTCAGTAAGCAATCCCATTTTATCCAATATCTCTTTGAATAAATCAAAACATGATTCGGATAAAGTTTCAAATACCTCACGAACTACTAAGCACTTTCTTTTTTCCTTTAGTAATTTCAGAATGATTTTAGTAGCCACTTGATAACTCTTACCTGAGCCATATCCTCCAATTAGCAAATATGTTTCATAGTCCCAGTTAAAAATAAAGTCCTCAAATACAGGTCCTACTTTTAATGTTATCTTTGGCATACCTTACCACTCCTCATCTTCTGACCAATCATCTGGCCAATAATCTCTATCTTGTGTTTTATCTTCCTTTTTATTATTATCTTTATTTTGCTTTTTATTCTTTACTGTTACTGATTCATTTACTTCGTCTTGCCACTCAGTATCTTCCTCAGATTCTTCTGTTTCATTCTCTGAAGCTCTTTTTACTGTTACTTGGATTGTTGCTTCTTCATCATCTTCAAGCAATTTATCTCGATTACGTTTCCATTTATCAGGGCATCTATTATACAGCCATACTTGACATGATATTGAATTAGGTGCTACATCTTTTTCAAGAACTTCCTTTTGCTCTTCTACCACCTTGCCATATCTCATTATGGTTGTCACCTTTACTTCTTTTGTTCGATAACCTAAAGCAGATTTAAGTAGAGCATTCTCTACTTTATAATCTACCAATTGCTTACCACGATTGATAGCGGCATTGATTTCTGGGCGTTCTCGCTTGGCATTATATAACACCGAAGGCTCAACTCCTATTCGACGAGCGATGTCCTGATTGGTATAGCCGTCGCGTGCCAAACCTTCTATTAATACCAACATATCTTCATCAAATAATTGGTCTATTCTTGACTTCCTTTGCTTGCCCATGAGCTTCTCCTTTCCTTTAAAATTCTCTATATAACAAGAATGGGCTCCGTAAATCTGAATCAACAGTTACGGAACCTATTCAAAATTTCTATTTACTGAAAAGTGTATTAATTTCACCTTAGTTTTCAAATTTTTCTTTGCACCAAAGTTCTGCCTCTAAATCATGAGCATTTGCATATCTTTCAGCTGTAGAGCCATCAGGATTCTCAAACCTTACCACTCTTTTGTTTAACCAACCAAACTTTGTTCCTGCAAGCTCATTTAACATATCGAGCATTCCCTGAGCTTTTTCCCAATTTTCTTTTGCAATTGTATTGATATTAGCTATCATTTTCTCATTAATGTTTGTCATACTTAACACTCCTTTTCACTTTCTGAATGTTGGCATCTGGAATATCAGAGCAATTGCTTTTCTTACTGTCAGGTCTTTGTGAATATATCCACTTCCCTGAATCTTCTTTGTTTCACCTGTCTGAATGTTTTTTGCAAATGTACCTCTTGCGATAAAATCGCTCCATACTTCAAAAGTAACTCCATTTACTGTTGTTGTTCTAACTGTACCTGTCATATTCTTTTCCTCCTCTAAGGTCTTGCTTCATTTGAAGTGTTGTTTTATCTTATGTATTAATTATACCATGAAATATTTTGTTTGTCAATACTTTCTTGATATATTTTTTTATTTTAATTATATATCTGACTTTCAACATAGTTTTCAACAATTCAACATATTGTCAGTCTCACCGTAATCAAGCCAGTCGCACTTAATTTATTTTAGATATTCTATATGGCCTATACATTCAAATCAAAGCCAGCTTGATACTGGTCAATTATATGAATGCCTTCCATATCTTGATATCATCTATTGTAAATATATGACGTCTGGCCTCTTTAAAGTTATACATATAAGCCAAGCTCATAGCTTTCTCGATTGAATCAAATTGAAATATTGATTTTATTCTGAGACCTCCAATGTACATTGTATACTTGGTAAACTCTATTGCTTTTTCGCAGATATCTCCTATCCAATCTGAAAGACATGTAAGTACTCCTAAACCTAAGGCAACTATCGGTAAAAGTAATGCACCGATTAAAATAGCTTTCATTGTTTTACTCCTTTTCTGATTTGACATTCATCACATATTTCATAGGAACAGTTTTTGCATTTTTCTTCTTCTTGTCTTTTTATCCTTTGACCATCGGCCATTAGCTTTTCAAAGAACTTACTTTCATTACTTGTATCATAATTCTGCATACCTTTTACACCTTTTACCTTCTTCGGAATTGCAAAATTCTTCAATTGCTTTTTGCATTTTTCTTCTTTCATATTCGTCTTTTATTTTTCTTCCAATACCAATTATGTTTGCAATTGGTACCATTAACACCTCATAACCGACAAAAGAATCGAACCAAGAAACTACATAAACAATAGGTTTGTTTTCATCATAACCAAAAACTTCTCCATATCTTTTTTCATGATAATCATTTTTGTTTGGTGACTTACATTCTATTGCTTTGCCGAGCAATGTAAATTTTTCCATTTTATCATTCCTTTATATTTTACACCAGGACACCTAATTAGGAGGCTTCATTTCTGACAAGATAAATTTATTCACCTATGGCAACTGAATGAATAAGTGGTGTCCTGGTGTAAGTAGCTTATATCAAATGTTTTCTTTGCAAATAATCTTCTACGTCGGCTACATAAAGAATCATTTCTTGCAGGCGGTTTGTATCAATTGACACTTCACCATCTGAATCTTCCTTTGTAAACCTACTTTCAGGTATTGGAATTTCTTTGCCTTGACCAAGCTTTTCGTTTGTTCGGTTCAATATTACTTGGAACAAAAAACTTACAATAGGAATAATCAAAAACACAATCATAAAATCATGTTTGCAACCTAACCAATACATCAAATATGGCATTGCCAATTGTATCATTCCCACAAATAGTCTTATGTTTTCCTTAAACCAAAGTAATATATCCAAGAGAAATTCCAAAAACGATGTCAAGATTAACTTCCACATCTTTGCTTCAACTTCTCTCTGTAAAATTGCTTTTTTACATCAAGCACACTTTTGCTTCTGTTCTGATAACCTGCCACATTGCAATTCTGGCAATTAATATCATTCATGTAAAACAATCTGTGCGCTTCATGACAAACTTCGCAGTGTTCTTTTTTCAATTTGTTTTCATCAACTGCGACAAACAAATGTATGATAACAGATGGAAATTCTTTGTTTTGTCCTTTTTCAAATTCTACTTGAACACCTTCAAATTCATCTGCACTTATTACATTTGTTGCATACCATTTGCATGCTTTTAAATATGCATCTTTTACCGTTTCACCATTGAACTCTTTTCTGTAAAATTCTTGCGAATATTTCTGGCGCATTAGCTTTCACCTCTTTGTATTTTGTATACTTCATTTTTCGCAGCTATATCCACCATTTCATTGAATGAATTTCCGCTGTGTCCTTTTACTTTTTCAAAAGTTACTTTCATTTTGTCTTTGTGCATATACGACAAATATCTCAAAAAATCTTGCCATAAATCTCGATTTTTTACCGTCTGGCCTTTGGTTGTTTTCCAACCATTCATCTTCCAAGAATTTATCCAATTTGCATTTATCGAATTAATAACATATGCTGAATCTGAAATAATACAAAAATCTTTTTCACTCTGATTTGCCACATAATGCAAACAAATATATCTCAAACTTTCAACTATTGCTTTTAACTCCATACGATTGTTTGTCGTCTGTCGCTCTCCACCTGATATTGTTTCAATATCTTTTTCATGAAGAACTATAAATGCCCACCCTCCTGGACCAGGATTGCAGCTGCAAGCTCCATCTGTAAATATTCTTTTCACTGTTTCACCTCCAATAAGGAGTAGGAGCGGCCGATTGTTCGGCCACCCCAATTATATGAAGTATTCGATTGATTTATATTAGATGTCCCAATCGTCGTCCTCATCGTCCTCAGGCTCTTCCTTAGGTTCAGCCTTCTTTGCAGGCTTTGCCTTCTTTTCTGCCTTCTTTTCAGACTTAGCAGGCTTAGCAGGCTTTTCCTCAGGCTCTTCGTCCCAATCCTCATTTTCGTCTGCCTCAGCTTCATCTTCTGCATTCTCTGCATCGTTCTTTTCAAGAAGTTCAACATAGAACTTAGCAGGCTTCTTGGGAGCTGCCTTTATGCCACGCTTCTTGCACTCCTTGAAGAGTTCCATTGCATTCATATCATCATACTTGCCGCTTTCCTCTGTCTCTGTTTCAGCCTCTGCCTCGTCCTCGTCGTCTGCATCTTCTGAATCAAGGGGGAACTTTTCAAGATAAGCCACAAGGTCTGCCTTCTTTGTACCGAAGCCCTTTGCCTTAAGGTCCTTAATCTTACCTGCTGCCTTAATCATGTCATAAAGCTTTGAGCCGCTGATTGCATTGTAATCAGATTCTGTTTCTGCCTCTTCTGACTTCTTAGTCTTCTTTGCAGGCTTACTTGCAGGAGCCTCTGCTTCAGCTGCCTCTATATCTTCGTCTGTATCTGAATCCTCAATGTCTGCCTTCATAGCCGAGTTAATCTTGTTTGCTGTGATGTGGTCGGGCATATAGTTGATGAAGTCAAGGAATGAATCGTTTGCCTTAGCAATTACTGCTGAAAGTGAAACAGCGAGGAGCGGAAAACGCTTGCCGATTTCCATGATTTCGTCCTTCTTCTTACCCTCTGCGATGATGTTAGCAGCTTCCTTAAGTGTGTAGTTCTTAGCCATTTTTCATTTCTCCTTTTAAATAAATAAATTTTGATTTTGTTACCCTCATCTGAGGACTTTACCTTACCGTTGAAGAACTCTAAGTTTGTGTTCTCTTTGTTCTTCTGTAATTACATTATATCACAACAAAATGGGTTTGTCAACGGTTTTTTTAAAATTTTTTGTTTTAATTTAATCTTCCCATTCGTCGTCGTTCTCGAAGTCCTTTGGACCTTCAACTTTCATTATTGCAACATTAATTGCATCTCTGAGTTCATGCAGCCCCTCGATTGAATCAATGTGAAGTGCTCCCTTAAGAAATACCACGGTTTTTCCGTCTCCCTCTCTCACCTCAAGCTGCTGAGCCAGAGTAAAGCCTCCCTTTGAACATTCAGAAATTACTGCATTTCGTGTATCTGCAATCTTGGCCCTGCTGATTTCAGAATATTTTATTTCAGCCATTATTCTTCGTCCTCCTCTTCTTCAATATCTGCTTCAAAGAGCACAGTGAATAGCTGAGCATCGTCAGTATTAAGCGGAAGCAAATTAAGGTTATCCATTTCGACATAATCGTTAAGCCCATTAAACTTAAGCTTGGATTCGCCGTCGCCGTCAATAACAATTTGCTTTATTCTGAAAGAACCTAAGTTCATTGCTTTGCCTGAGCCTATCTTTGCTTTTATTCTCACATCATTGTTGAGCATTTGCATTAGCTTTACTGAATTTGCAAGCTCATCATATCCCGATTTCAGATTGAAATTGACAGAACCATTAGCATATAAGCTATGCCCATCGTACTTTACAATCTGTTTTACTTTTATATTCACTTTGCACTTTTTCCTTTCTTTTCAAATTTATTTAGCCATTCGCGATTATACTTTTCACGAGCACTTACACTTGATTTTACCTTGCATTTTATGTTCGGTTTTTCTTCTTCAAGTGCATTTATATCAATACCTACAAATTCTTCATTTGTGGTATATTCTCCTGTTTTTATGTACCTTGCTGCATCTTGCAAATCTTCTGGTTTTAACACCAAATATATTTCATTGCTTTGCAAAAATTGAATCGCAAACACAGGTAATTTACGAGCCACATTTGAATTATAAAGCAATGTATCAATATCCCTTTTATTTATCTTGATACTATTTGCATCTGTTGATTTCAATTGACACAAACACTCTTCTGAAATACCGTCCTCTTTTACTACCCACCCCGAACCAGAATTTGGTGTAGGTTCAAAGCCAAGTAATTTCATCACCTCGGCCTCATTTTTCCGATAAAATTTTCCAGACCTCTTCATGTTACATGTCCTTTATCACTTGACCTATATCAAAGTCAAGATTGGTATATGTCTGTATCTGTTCTTTGAGCTGAATCTGAAACAAGGAAACACCAATAGCAGCAATTGTTTCAAGCGGCATTTTCTCTTTTGGTAATTCAAAGATAAATTGTACCATTGAAAGAAAATCTGTTGTTAAACAGTCGGGGATAAAGGCAATTATTTTCCACTTCTGCGGACTCTGTTTTCTGTACATGAAACGTGCAATTTCTTCTTGCTTTTCTGAATATAAAACATACACAAATGCTATACATTGCTTTTCTTCATATTCTCGCAAGATAAGTTCTTTTTGATTAATCGCCATCGCCTACATACCTCTCTTTCATCTTGTTTACCATTTCAGCTTCTGCCTTCTCTCTCTGTCTCATTTCTGCCTGCTTTCTGCCGTTAATTACACGCATCTGCTGTGGTGATTTTACCATGCCGTCAACCATACATCTTGCCTTGAGTGTTTTGTCCATCATTTCAGATACACACCTATCGCACAGATGTAATACAAGCCCATTTTGACCTTTTATGGCCAATCGCATGTCGAACATTACAACAGATTGTTTTTCATCATTACCACAGGCATTGCAACATGCATGTTTTTCTTTTGAAATTCTCATTTTTATTGACATATTCTTGTCCTCCTCTGAGTAACTGTAAAGCCATTTTTATTCATTTTGATGGCCTCCCTTTATATTTATATTGCTACACCAAAGAATCAAACTGGTGTAAGCTGGTGCCTCTGACGAGAGTCGAACTCGTACATCTTTTCAGATAATTGATTTTGAGTCAATCGTGTCTGCCAATTCCACCACAGAGACATTATTGGTTGGGGTAGTGAGAATCGAACTCACGGTACACAGAGTCAAAGTCTGATGCCTTACCTCTTGGCCATACCCCAACGGGGGAGGCGGTTTTTAAGCCGCCTTTAATTCATTCAGAGCCTTACCATATTTGGTTGCACTTGATACATTGAATGTACCGATTGTATCTTTGTCAAGGCCCTTCATAACTGCTATTTTGATGATTGTTACGAGGTCCATACCTGCCTTTTCAAGTTTGGTTACCATTGTGATACATCTGTATGAGAAAGTAGCTCTAATTCCGTTTTCTGCTGCCACATCTCTAAGTTCATGTACAAAACTTACGAGGTCTGCATTGTTCTTTGAAATTGCCATTTCTATTCTCATTGAGTAATCAAAGTCAATGATTGCAAATCTGTCAAGTGTTGCTTGGTCAAGAACCATTCTGCCTGTGTACATTTCATCTGCACCAGAACCAACTGTATTGCCTGCTGCTACAAAGTGCACATGCTTCAGATTTACTCTGCCTGTAGGAAACTCAAAGTAACCATTTGCAATTGCTGCATTAAGAAGAACCAGAACCTCAGGTATTGATGCGTCCATTTCATCAAGGAAAAATACACATTCGTTTTCATCTGTGCAAGCCTTATAAAATTCTGTTTCATGGAAGTCGCCACCTGCATCAATGAATCCTGTCAGCTTGTATTCCTGCTGAACTGAATTGCTAAAGTAGAAGTTCCAACCAAGTTCCTTTGCAATCTGCTCTACTGTGTGATTCTTACCAGAACCTGCAGGACCTGCAAGATATATTGGAATGTTACACTCTAAGCAAACCTTGATTTCATCGTACTTTTCGTGGTGAACCTCTCCGTTGTTTGCCTCAACGTTTGGAATTGGATTTGCCTTAGGAATTTCAATTCCGCTTTTCTGCATTTCAGATTTTATTTTGTTTGATGTTTTTGACTGGTTGCTTGTGTCTGACTTCTTTACACCCTTAGTCTCATACACCTTAGTGATTGAAACTACATTGTAGCGAGAATCGAACTCGATTTCTGTTCCGTCTACGATGAACTTGTTATTGTAAGCTTTTCTTACGTAAGTGTAAACTTTGTCGCTGTCATTAAACTTGATTTCTGCAACTACGAATCCAGGTTTGTTTGCCTTACCAATCTTGTTTACCTCAAAATTAACTGTGCTTGCCATAATAATACTTCCTTTCAAACTTGAAACTTAAATTTTCTGATTGAGTTGTATCTCTCAATCTCTGTATTTATTATATCATGTAATTTTGGGTTTGTCAATAGGTTTTTGAAAAAATTTTGCAAAAAAACTTTATTTTTTTATTTTAACTTTATTCCCGAGGAGCGGGAGACTTAAATGTCCCCCAAGTCCTCAATTGAATTTATCTTGCTTATATCCTTTGTTATCTTTGCTGGAAGGATATACTCGCCATTTTCAAGTGCGATTGTTTTCTTGATTTCATCGACTTTCATTGGAACACCATAGCCACTAACGAAACTCTTTGGAACACCAGGAAATACTTCAAGCCATCTTAAATATAAACGTCTGAGCATTGATGGGTGAACCAGAGGAAAAGCGAGTTTTGAAAGATTCAGCTTTTCTGTTGAGTTCTTCACTCTTATTTTTACAACATATCTGTAATCAGGTTTACTTGGAGCTACAATAACATTAAGGTTACACCTATATCCCTGAGCTTCAAGCTTCTTGATAATCGTAAATGCCTTTATGCTTTCCTCAATGATTTCTTCTGTATTGACATACCATGAGTAATTTATGCACTTATTTAGTGTAATTACCTTTTGCTTTACAGGCACTTGCTTTCTGCTTATCATATTTGTTGGAACACCATTCAGATACAGAGGAACTACTGCCTGATAACCAGCTACACCATATACATTCTTTGCTTTTGTTGTAGGTTCAAGTCTTTTTTCTTCAACCTTAAGCTTCTGAGTTAACTTCTTGGACATGTCCTGCCAACCGTTCTTCATTAACTCAACTGCCTCGTCAAAATTTTCTGTCTGTGTAAATGGTTTCGATGCTGTTACTGACTGATGGTTTTCCCATCTGAAACTGTCATTAAAAGGAGTTTCACAGATGTACTTGTAAAATTCATTCATGCTGTTATACTCAACAACTTTTGATTCACTTACTTTTCCTTCTGATACTTTCATTATAAGGTCCTCCCTTGTCTCTATTAATCTTTAATACTCTTTGTGTAACCACTTAATCATTAGTGGTATTTCTCTTTCACTAATAACATTATATCACACAATTCCTTATTTGTCAATAGAAAATAGAAAAGTTTTTATTTTACTTTATATTATACATAAATTAGTATTAGTAAGTTACTTTAGTAACTTAGTAATAGTAATTTATAATTTATTATATATTATAGTCTTGCTTTGCAAAATATTTCAATCCAAATTCAGTAAGCAAACTTTTCTTTCTGCCTTTTTCATTTTTACGAATTACAAATAAAGAATCTTTTCCTGCATATTTAGCATAACTAATTGGCTCATCTGAATAATTCCGATAATAACAAAGTTTGTTATCTACAACAAAGTTATATAAAATTTCTTTCGGAATATTCAATAATTTTGCTGCTTCAGAAAATGTAAATAACAATTTATAACTTCCTCCTCCTTTCATTCAGGGACAAAAATACATATTCTGCCTTTTCTTTTTCCTTGATTCTTTCAAACTTTTCCTTTTGCTCCTTATATTCTTTGCATGAACTATGACAAGTTATTGCTTTACCATCTTCATACTTGACATATCTTTTCTGACACTTATAACAACACCTTATTATCGAATTATAAATAATCATAAAATACACACCTTTCTAACATCAACCAGAATCAGCCAGAAGCCATATCTAAAATTTAGAATGAATCTATATTGATTAATCTATAAAAATCAAATACGGCTTAACTGGGATATAACTGGGAGGATTCTATTTTTCTATTTTCAATTTATCTTTTTCTCCATAAAATCCAAACATAGAAATGGCAGCAGAATCGCAGGCATCGTCATTTATTTTCCACAATTTTCCATTTTCTGAAAATACGTTTTTCTTTTTCTTTGATTCAGTCATATCAATAAAAACAGACATCAATAAATCAGGATAAGTATTTTTTAACCATTCAAAAGTAGGATATTTTTCTGGCTCCATTTTCCAAATATTATTTGGATTTCCTGGCTTAGATGTACCTACTATCTGAGACTTCCAACATCTTGTATCAACCGAGTAAACTGGAATACCATAAAAAGCCATTGTATCGACTATCAATGCATTTAAAGCTCCAATTGACTTAATATAATCAATATTCAAAAAACCTTGTGAACGTAGTCTTATTCGTTCGATAATACACACAATGTCTCCTGATTTATTACTTATCTTTTCAAGGATTCTTTTAAGCTTATTTGTAAGATATTCCCTTTTCTGAGAATTAGTACAAAACTTATCAAGGAATATACTGCTTACTTTCAATAACTTTATTTCACCTGAAAATAACTGAGCCGATATACTTATACCTGTATTCTTGTAACTTTGGTCAATTCCAATTATGATTTTTTTATATTTCATCACTATGCTCCTTTCTGATATTGGCTAAAAGTTCTTTATCTGAATATTGTAATTTTGCTTTCTTCAATTTGAAAAAATCTGAATCGACAAATATTATTTTTTGGTCCTCAAAACGATACATAATTCTTTTGCATTTATAATCATCAATCTTCTGCTTTCCTATGTACATAAATCTTTGTTCTTTACCGAAAACTGTCTTTACATCAATAATGTCTCCAGGACGTATTTTTAAGTTTCTTGCTGCAATAAATTTACATGCCTTTTCATCACATTCCAAACAATCCATGTAAAGAACAGTGCAATTATAAACGGGGCAATATTTTGACATTTTATTTGCACCTCCTGAGATATTCAATGCACTTTTCTTTTGATGAAAATACAGGCCAATTATGCATTGCATATGAATTGATTGCTACTGGTTCCTCAAGGTCAATTAAGTCATTGTCAACGGAACCACATTGTAGCATTTCATTGCCTAATGTTTTTGATACTTTTCCTTTGCTTCTAACAAACTTAATATCGTTATAAGTAAAATAAGCAGAATATTTATTTGTCTTTTCTCTATCTGCATTTATAACAATACCTCTTACTTTTGCAGATAATATACATTGGTTTTTAGGGTCACCATAAACAATATATATTTTCTGAAACATTTTCAAATTTAAACCGTACATAATAATACCTCCTAAATAAATACAAACAGCCCTATAATCAACTTATCAAGAATCAATATAATTATCATTGAAACTTTAATAAATCAATTATAGGGCGTTCTCGATTAAGCCTGTTTGATTTCGTATACATTGCTTAAATGGTTATGCTGAATATAAGCTACTATTTCTTCTTTTGTATCAAATATTCTTACATCTCCATTTTTATCACATACATATTTGCCTGTTTGTCCATTATAAAGTTTGTATTTTGTTTTTATTACCTGTTCTTTCAGTTCTCCCCACTCTGACATTTATTTTCTTCACCTATCCTTTTATAAATTTCATCTGCATACTTTGCATACCAACCTGCCTTTTTCATATCATCACTTTCTGTTGTGCTTTCTTTTTCTCCAGCTCTGTAAACATACTTATAATTGTTGCAAATACAGAAATGATACACTGCCAAAGGACCAAATTTTTCTTCCATTTCCACAATACATTCTTTGCGTCCAGGAATGTTATAATGTGTTGGGTGATTTATCTGCTGCTTTTCTACTTCTTCTTCTGGGTATTCCAATATTAATCGACTGAGAGCAAATATGCCTGCAATAAATATTATTCCAAATATCAAACCTAATAAAAACATTATGAGCATTATATTATTTCCTTTCCAAGAAGATTATTGGCAACAGTTTTATAAATATCAACTGACTTTTCAAGTTCCTTTACTTTATCACTAAGCTCTTGCCATGCTTTGCCAAACATCTTTGCATCTTTATCTCTCTGCTCTGCAAACTTTTTAATTTCTTCATTTTCTTGCTGAAGTCTTTTCATTTCTGCTTTTATTTCAGAAACACTATAGTCTTTTCCATTTACACGAATTATTTCTGGCATTTTTCATTCTCCTTTATTATTTTTTCAATTTCTTTTTCTGTTAATCTATAACATTCTTTTCCTGTTTTTCTTATCGATAGAGGGCAACTTAAACAATGAATTTGTTGCTTACATATTTGTTCTCTTTTCATCAATTAGCAGCTCCTTTGCATATGGTAAGCTATCAATAAATTTCATAAAATCATCTGCCCACTCTTCAAGCTTATGTGTTTTTCTTTGTGAATTTCTGATTGCCCTTAATACCTGATAATTGGTTGTTATTGTTGCCCTTTGCATATAACAATCTGGCAGAAGTTTTATTATTCTTCTGTGCAGACGTTTTCTGTATTCTGCATCAGATTGAAAATGATTATTATATACATCAATCAATGTGTTTATTCGATTTATGACAACCTTAAGTACATTTAAATCTTCATACTCCAAACCATCGATTGAAAAATCAAGTATGCAAAGTTCTTTTGATTCTATCTTATGCATAGTAGAGCAGCTGTTTCTTACAGTACCAATTTTATAAGTATCAAATTCCTTCCACCAATATAATGGTGCAGAAATATCAAAACTTACAGTTATCATTCTAAGGAACTTTGAATGGTCGGTACCTGCATTAGCAAGTCTCTGCATTAAATCAAGGTCATTAGGACCTATAATACATGGCAAATCAAAATTACCTGTACTAAATCCACTATCTGATTTATGCCAACTTTCAAGTGGATTTCTCATACCACGAATAGCAGCTCTCCAATTCATTGTTTCTACATTTTCTATTTTGAGCATTTTCTTACCTCCAGTATCATTTGTATTGGATTTCCAACTGGCACACATACCACTGCAGGAACTATCAGAAATAATGGTAATTTTGAATCGAACATATACATCAAAACAAGTATGAATATAAACCATACCAACCAATATTTTGATACTCCTGAAATTTGCTTACCTTTATTCTCAAATTTAATGTCCATTCTT